GGGCTCAGGGTGACAGAAGTCCGGACGAAATCCGAGACGTTGAGGCCGGTATTCGGTAGCATTTCCCTTCGCCGGCCGACCGGCGCCCCTGGTGAGTGATTACGTTTACGTTACGGGCCGTTGCCGGTCGAGAGAGTTGCTTTCGGAGCGGCGAAGGGCTGGATTCTCGTGTTCGGATCATCCGGCGGACCGTTAGCCGAGATGACCGTTCCGCGGGCCGCGAGGATGTTGCGAATCAGGTAGATCCGCTCGATCGACTGCACGAGGCGGAACGACAGATCGGACCGGCGCCGGATCCCGGCCGCGACGATCCCGGGGACTTTCCGGATCGGATCGACATCGAGAAAGGTTAGCCCGAGCGCGCGCAAGGCAAAGCGATTTTGCTCAATATCGAATGCATCGAAGATCAGGCGTGCGATTCCGTTTCCCTTCGGGCCGTAGCACGACGCCAGAACGTCGAGGGTGTAGTATTGGTGAAGCGCCGTCGAGCCGTCACCGTCCGAGATGTGTTGCTGGATCGCGCGTGTCGATTGCGGCGTCGATGTCGTGACACCGACCGAAATCCAGTTCTGCGTTACTTCGGGCTCGGGCGGGTTCGTTGGCTGATCGCGTGGGATGACGCGCTCCTCCGGAAGGCCTGTGATCCCGGCGAGGACGATCGCGATCGCCGAATCGAGCGGAAGGTCGTCGAGGACGTTCGGCGAGACCGGACCGAGAGGGCCGGGCGAAGCGGTCGAATTGGTCGGGTTAACGGTCAAGGAAGCCTCCCGAAGACGGAGGATTCGGCGAGACGCCGCCCGTGTTCTCGTCGATCAGGGGCGCAATCGCGGTCGCCTTTGCCTGAGCCTTGCACCAGCCTTCACCGTAGAGATACGGCATCGCCCGCATGATCCGGTAGCGCAGGCCATTATACATGACCTCATCCGGGGCGGTGTCACCATCGCCGGCCGTCAACTGGAAACGCGTAATGATCTTGATATCGGCCTGAACGTACCGACCGGCGTTGTCGATGATTAGGTCACGGCCCGGATCGGGCGTTACGACCGCATAGATCACGACACCGTCGGGCGTCTGCGCGACGACCTGGGCGAGACCGCCAGGACCGATCGATTCGCTCGACCGGAACACGGCGAGCGGTACGAGGAAATCTGGATCGTCGACGACCTCGGAAGCCGGGTCATGGGGCGCGTAGACGGTCATACGCCGCGCCTCACGATGACGTAAGTAACGGCGCGGCGATACTGCCCGCTGTCTACGAGGGGCTTCGTCGAAGTCCGGCCACGCCGGAGACGCGCCTGGATCGTCCGCTGCGAGAGCGGCGCGAACGTGCCGTCGGTGATCTCGGCCTGGACCGAAGAAACGGCGACCATGCCGGCTTTCATGAGACCGGCCTCGACGCCGGATGAATCGCCGAGGACGGCCGCCAGAGCAGCCGAGCCGAGGTGATAGGTGATTTTCTCCTGAGCCTTCTCGATCCCGGGAACAAGCGTCGGCCGGGCCGGAAGATTCTGATCCGGAGCACCCGTCTCCATCAGATAGCCGATCAGGGCATTCGACGGCGGCGTGCCTTCCTCGCCATCCTCGGGTTGGCGCTCGGCGCCCGTGTCGGGAATGCCGACAAGGACGCGAGACTTCACGAGGGCGTCGACGTCCCGAAACAGTTTCGCAGTCGCGTCGGTCTCGATCTTCAGCGCCATCCGATCCCCCGGCGCCCGCGCGGGAACGCGCCCGGATGCACGCGATACAGCGGACCGGTGTTCGCGCCCTTCAGGAGTTGATAGAAGCGCTGGCCGTACGAGGTCGCGTTCCACGGTCCTGCGTTCGGGATCGCGACGAGCGAGTTGTCGTACGACTTCGAGACGCCGTCGACAGCCTTCGACGAGGCGGGCGCGATCGAGACGCTCGCGGCTCCGCCGGGAGAGATCGCCTCGGCGCGCTTCGGACCGACGGAGAGGGCGATGTTGTGCGCGACGTACAGGATCGTCGCGAGATCGATCTGACGCCCGAACCTCGCCGCGCTGAGCGCGTACGAGGCTTGGGTCAGCCAGAACTCGATCTGCGAGTCCGGGTATGCCGTGGCGTTCCCGAACTCCGGGAACGCGGCGACGAGCGCGTTCCGATCGACGGCCATGAGACCTTACTTCTTCGCGGGCTCGGAGGCGTCGGCGGCCTTCGCCTTGCTCTTGTCGTCCGGCGCCGGGCTCTTGCCGGCCGTCGACTTCGCGGGCTCGGTCTGGCCGGGCTGCGAGGCGTGGCGCGGCTCGCCGGGGCCGTCGTCCGGGGCTCCGGGGCCGGTCTCGGTCATCTGCGAGGCAAAGACCTCGCCGGCCGGGGCGGTAATGGTCGAGCCCGAGCCCTCGGCGCCTTCGAGGAAGGTCTCGTGGCCGAAGACGATCTCGCCGTCCTGCTCCTCACCCTCGGACAGGATGCCCGAGCGCAGGAGATCGCCGTTCTCGTTGGCCTTCGCCCAGGCGCCGTAAACCTCGGCATCCTCGCCTTCGAGCTTGGTCACGGACGGGACGCCGGGATGGCCGGACGAGCCGATCGTGACGGAGCGCAGGGGCGGAGCGTCGCCGGGCTTCTCCGGATTCGGATTCGGCTCGGTCAGGGTGAGCGCGGTGTGAGCCGTGCTGCGAATGAAAAGCGCGTTCTTGGACATCCGATCCTCACTTCTTCTCGTCGGGCTTGATCTTTCCCGAGAACTCGCTCGGAAGATCGGTCATCTTGATGCCTTCGAGGCCGGAGAGACCGGCCGCGCCTTCGCGGGCGTAGCCCTTCGCGCGCTCCTCGCTCGGGAAAGCGGCGACGAGGCCGCGCTTCAGCGGCTCCCAATCGGGCTTGGCGTTCTTGAACGCCTCCCAGAGATCCTGGGGGACGTCCGGCGTGATCCCGTAGCCGTTGACGACCGTCTGACGCTCGCGCTCGTCGGCCGGATCCCGGGATACCGCGAACCCCGCCACCCGAAACATCGGGCCGGTGCGCTGCGAGCGCTCGACCTTCCGCGTGGGGTCCGACTGCGTCGGCTCCGCCACGGTGACCATCACTTCGGACTGAAGGACGAAGCCGTGAGGGAGACGGCAGGCGATGGCGACGGTGTTCGAGGTTCCCATGGGATCTTAGACTCCGAGCATCTGGGAGACGGCGACCGGGTAACGAATGATCGCGCCCCAGGTCCCGCTCGTCTTCTTCTGGCGGTAGGCCGACAGGTCCCGGACGATCTGGTGATCCCGGAGCTTCTCGACGAACGCACAGATGCCAGTCTTATTCCCCTGGAAGCGATCTGCCCAGAGCTGAACGACGTTTCCAGCCGTGGTCGCGTACCGGAAGGAGGTGACGATCTTCAGGTTCGGGTAGTTCTCCTTCAGGAGCGCGTAGACGTTGATGCCGTAGACGTTCGTCGCGGTCAGGGCGACACGCGCCTGGGGCGGCATCACGAGGGTCGCGGCGTCGTTCTCCTTGAACAGGCCGGCGGAGCGGGTCACGATGTCGAGGATCAGAGCCTGGATATCGGCGTAGATCTCGTTCGCGGTCGCGACGATCGCGCCGTTATTGATCCACTTCGTGCCGCCCGCGGCCTTGGTCGATGGAACGAGCGCGGCCGGGAGGCTTGGGTCGTTCAAGAGGCCGTAATTCATCAGGCCGGCGATGCCGAAGTGGTAGGAGTAGTCGAGGAACTTATCCATCGTCAGCGCGGCCGACGTCTGGAGTTCGCCGACCCAGTTCAGGCGGGCGAGGCCGGCACGATCGACCTGAAGGTCACCGTACTCGACGATCGTCTGGAACAGGTAGCTCTGGCGGTTCGTCCAGGTGACGTTCGCGTCCGAGCGACCGTTCGTGTTCCAGTCGCCGTAGGGCGCGACAAAGCCGGTGTTCTCGACGACCATGAAGGTCGCGGTCTGGGTCGTCCAGTCGCCCTCTTTCTGCTCGCCGAGGATCTCGGCGCCAGCGTTCGGGGCCTGGAGGACGCGGATGACCTCCGGGTCGACGAAGGTCGAGAGCCAGAACGGGATCCCGCTCGACGCCGTGGTCAAGAGCGCCGGCTGGGCGTCGGTCGCGAGGGCGAAGTTCCGCTTCATCCCCGGCTCGATAAGCTGGGAATCCGCGGCGAGGTGGATGCCCCAGGTCTCTTCGAGCGTGGGGCGGAGGAGTTCGAACTTCATGACTGCGGATTCCCCTTGGAGCGATTAGCCGAGCGGATTGTCGGACATGCCGACGAGTTCGCCGGGGAGCCCGGTTCCGCCGTTGATGAGCGTGACACAGTACCACTTGGTCTCGACCGAACCGGCGACGGTGGCACCGGCATTCGCGAACGAGATGGTGCCGTTCGTAGTGCTGGCGAACGCCTTCTGGCCGACGACCGCGGTCGTCGATCCGGCGTTCAGGACCTGAAAGTCGCCGCCGTTGAACAGGCCGCCGACGCGCTGGCCGGCGGGGATGGTCATCCCGTACTCGGCGAGATAGGTCGTGATGTCGGCCGCCATCTCGCGATGAACGAATCCGGCCGGGGCGCCCGAACCGGAGTTGTTCAGGAGCGTACCGGTCGAATCCTGCCACGCGAACAGGCCGACGGTCAGACCGTTCGGACCCGCCTGGAGAACGGGCGAGCCAGTCGGCTTGGACGACCGCGGGTTTGCGGTCAGGAAGTCGCCCGCGACGCCGGGCGCCTGGACGAGGTTGACGGACTTCTGGAAGGCCATGACGATTCCGGCTCCTTAGATGCGGTTCATGTTCGGGAAGAGCGCGGCGACCTCGGCGTTCGCGGCCGAATCCATCGCGACCTTCTTCGGGGCCGGGGTCGAGGCGTTGGGCGTGCCCTTCATCTCGATCATGGCGCGCAGGGCGGCCGGCTCCTTGATCCCCTGGTGCGGGATCGCCAGGACATCACAGGTCGCCCGGTAGACGTCCTCGGCCGAATCCATCGCCGGGAGGTTGCCGGAGAAGGGGCGGCAGAACGCCTCGGCCTCGCGCAGGGCGCGGGCGCGCTCGCGCTCCTCGGACCGGGCCGCCTCGATCGCGGCGTCGAGGGCCGGCTTCGTGACGATGCCCTTCGGGAGGCCCGTAATCTTCACGGCGACCGGGGCGGCGTCGAGAGCGGCCGGAGCCTTCGTCAGGTTCGGGGCGCCCTTCGCGGCGTCGACCGCCGGGAGCGCGGCCGGCATATTCGCCATGTCTTTCATGGCGGCCATCACCTTCGCCATATCTTCTGGGCTAAGATTACGGCACATTTCTATGCAAGCCTGGACGTCAGAATCGTCGTCGGTCGCGGCCGGCTCACCGGTCGGCTCGACCTCGACGGCCGGGGAATCGTCGACCGCGTCGGCGAGGTTCTCGACCGCGTCCTCGATCTGATCGACGAGCGCTTCGACCTCGGCGAGATCGGCGTCCTTCGCGAGGCCGTGGAGCGAGCCCTTCATGCCGAGGACGAGGAGCGGCTTGCGCGAGGCGAAGTTCTTCTTCGTCAGGCCGTCGAAGATCGGAGAAACGTCGATTTTCGCGTCCTGGGCGATCGCCCCGCGGGCGAACTGAGAGGCGACGCCCATCGCGAGGGCGGAGACGACCGTCGGATTCTTGAGCATCTCTATCTTAACCTTCGGTGAAGGGCCATGGATGGCCGAATCGAGAACGACAACGTCGGGACCGGCCCGACCCTTCTTCACGAGCGAAACGTGATTGCAGCGTATATTACGCATCACGCCGTCGTAATCCACACTTTCGAATTTGCCGGGTGTCATGTCGGCGTCGTAGCGATACGCCGAAGAAATCTCTTTTTGCGATCCGTCGTCAATCTTCTTGATTGCGGGGCCGACCCAGCACGACAAATCCGCGTAGAGATACGGGTGCTCGTACTCGGGATTTGAGACGTTGCCGACGGTGCGATCGTGATCGTGCGCGTCGGCCGTGACCGGGTTGTGATCGAAGAGAAGCGGCTTGTTGTTGAATGTCTGAACGGCCTTCGCGAGTTCTTCGGGATCGCGAAGCAACTTGTATCGACGGTTCGGCTCCAGGCCGAGTTCCTTTCCGCGCGGGATCTCCGAGCCGAGGTACTCATTCACCGTCGCCTTCGAGATCGGCGTCCGCTTGACGTGGAGATGGCCGTCGTCGTCGTAGGACCGCGCCGAGCCGGCGAAGTCGAGGGCGATACGATCCTGATCCTTGACGCGGAAGATTTCGGTCATCGTGATTGCCGCGTACCATGCCTCGCGGGAAGGGGTCTAGAGAGTTGTTTTAAAGGAGACGGCCATTGCGTTGAGCCCATTCGAACGGGTCGAGAGCGTGTTTGCTCAAGTTGCATGGCGGGCATAATAACTGAAGATTCGATCGAACGTTCAGCCCGCCCCGCGACAATGGTTGTACGTGATCAACGTGATACGCCTCATTCAACGAAGCCAAGCAGTTAATGCAGCGTCCTTTCTGAGCCTCAAATAAGAACCGGATATCCTCTACCGTATAAGATCCTGATGACCCCTTCTTTCTTGCCCATCGCGTCATGGCATGAGCACGAACCCCTTCTGGATTGCGTTCTCTCCATTGCTTTGTGCGGGCTCGACCCTTTTCTGAATTTTTAGCATAGGCTTCTCGTGCTTCGGCATTTCTCCGAATCCGATGACGCATTCGAAATTGCTCAAGAGTTTCTTTCCATTTTTCGGGATGTAGAGATCGATGTTTAGCGCTGTAAGAGGATTTAATTTGCTTAGGAATCTCTTTTGATTTTTCAGCCATGCAAACTACACAGGCTCGACTATTTACAAACCTCTCGGATATATGTCCATTTGTACAAGAAATCCCCGTAAAATATCTTAATTCTCCATTGTTAAGCGCGATTTGTCGAGCGGTAAGTGGCTTAAACGCTTTTGTTTTTGCTGTGTGACTCCGAAGCTCTTGTAAGAAAACTTCACCGCACCCTTGACACGATCTCGTTGTCACTCTTCGAAGCGAAACATGTCCATGTTTGCAAGGGACGCCCGTAAAATACCATTTGAGGTTTTCAGATAGGGCTTTTTCTCGAGTGACAACCGGCCCTTGGTATGGAATGTATTCTACAGCCATTTGAACATTCACCCTGTTCGCTTGGTTAGGGCCGGCACGGTGTTGACGCACTTTGTCGGCCTGTTATTTATAGTCTTGCTTCTATCCTATTCAACAATTATTGGCTCTGGATAACATCTGCATCGGTAGATACATCCCGGATGAGCCCTTGCTCCTGTTCTTCTATCAGCAATTGGAGGATCACTCCAGTCGAATACTTTGCCGTTAAGAACTTTGTGGTCAGGTCGAACGTCACTGTCATTAGAAGTTCTCCAGATGTATTGAGTAGAACCAATGTGCAAAGCACGAGCTTTTGTAAATTCAGTTGCCGTTCGACTAATTTCTGTGGAGGCAATTAAATTCGCCCGCGCCTTCGAGACGTCCGAGGTCTTCATGATCTCCGCGGCGATCTCATCGGCGCGCTTGCCCTTGGCGAGGCCGTCGATCGTGAGCTTGTGGACGCGCTCGGCCGCGTCGGTCGGGATGGAGGTGATGAGCGTCACCTGTCGTTCGAGCGCTTCCTGGGTCGCGCGGCCGGTCGGGGCATCGGCGATCTCCCGCGCGAGCGGGCGACCGATCTCGGCGGCGATCTTGCGCCAGCCGGTCCGGTCGGCGACGCCGACCTCGGCGATCATCCGTTGCCCGACGACGCGCGCCCATGGCCGGAGGACATCGGCGTAGCGACGGAGCGCCGAGACGATCGCCGGGGATGCGGTCGCGAGGTTCGAGAGGTCGTAACCGGCGACGATGTGGCCGATCGTGCGCGCGATACCGCGGAGCCGCTGTGCGTACTGCGTTTCGAGCCGCTTCGCGCGCTTCAGCGCCGAACGGGGCGAGAGCGTCCCGCGATCCTGGGCGATTCGAGGCCGCGGAGCGCGCTTGGCGCGGGCTCGGGCGTAGACGGCCTTCGGATCGTGGTACGTCATTGATCAGGACCGCTAGGAATCGGCATCCAATGTGTCGGCTCGTCTCCGATCATCAATCCGGCGGGAATATCGCCCATGTGGCCGTATTCCGTGACAAATCGATTGTCGTGCAAGGACCAATGGCAATCGGCCTGTCGATACCCTTCTGAGGATCTCGGTCCAACGATCCAAAGGTCGATGTAAACGGTCGGATCCTTCGGAGCGGACGCAATCGGCTTCCACTTCTTGCTCACGCGGCCTCGCGCTCCTCTTCGGTCTCATCATCTTCGGGCCGCGCCCCGGGATCCGGCAGCGGCGGGAGATCGCCGTTCTCGCGCGCGTCGTCGATCTCCGAGGCCGGCGGAGCGATCTCGATGCTCATGTCGAGGCCGGGATACAGCGATTGATCATCAGCCGCGACCCGACCGCGCTCCTCGCTCGGAAGGATGACGGTGCTCTCGATGTATTCCTTCGCTGTCCGGGCATTGATCTCCCGAATCTCGGCCGCCTCCTTCTCGGACGGGGTCCAGAGCGGCTCGAAGTTGAAGACGATGTTCGGATCAACCTCGCCGAATAGATCCATCTGAATCACGCCGATCACGGTCTCCAGATGGGGTCGGAAGAACCGTTCCTGATAAGCCAGGATCGTATCGTAGAAGGTCCGGACCTCACCGTCAGAAGACGCGTTCAGGCCGGAGGGCGTCACGCCAAGGAGCTTCACGAGCGGGATGCCACAGATCGAGGCCATCTGACCCTGAGACTGATCCTGAAGCTCGGCGAGGCCGGAGAGCGGGGTCGAGACGTTGAAGAACTCCTCCTTCGGGGTCTCGCCGCCGCCCTTGTCGAGAACCATGCAATTGCGGTTGTCGCGCAACGCGACGAACGCATCGACGCGCGCGGCCAGGAGCGCACCGCCTTCTTCGGTGAGCGCGTCGGTCAGATCGGTCGTGAAGCCTGAAACCGAGAACGACTTGATCAGGTCGGACACCGATTTCCGGGTTCGAATCCAGTTGTCGACGTACGGCTTGACCATCTGCGTCAGCGACAAACCGCCGAACGCATAAAGCGGCTTGAACAGGTCCGGGACCGGTCGGCCGACAAAGGTCAGGAGCCGGGACGCATGGACCTGACGCCCCATGACGAGCCAGGATTGTGGGCGATACCAGTTCGGGGCGAGCGGGTTCGTCGTGTTGTAGTCGCCGCCGCGCGGATAGGTCCACACCGGCTCAATGATCCGGAAGCCCTGGAGCGTTCCCTTCTTGATCTTGAGCTTCGACGCCGAGTCGCGGCCGTTTCCGATCGGGGTCTTCAACTCCTCGACATCGTCATCGTCTCCGAGGTCGATATAGAGGTGGATCCGACCGAAGTACGAATCCTTCTCGGAAATGACCCGGAACTGCTGCCGGATCATGTGCTTCTTCAATGCGTCCTCGATCGCCTGGATCTTGTCCTTGACATCTTCCTTCCCGGTCGACGTCAGCTTGATCCAGTTGCGTGTCGCCTCCTGAGCGAACACCTCCGCCATGCGGCGATACTCGGGCCGCTGGGCGAGTTCGGCAAGCGCCGGGAAGCCGATGAACGCCTCGAACTCCAGATCCTCGCCGTACGTCTCCTCGGCCCAATCGAGCGCGGTCTCGATCACCGCGTCCTGGGCGATTCCGGCGCTCTCTGGAACGACGCCGGGCGGCTGCGGCGGGACGACGAACTTCGTGCGCGATTCGGCCGGCTTCTTCGGCTCGCCGCGTGCCCAGACCGCGACCGAGTTCCAAGCCTGACGAAGGACGCCGGTCTTCGGCACAACGCGCGGCGGCTGCACAGTCCCGGCCTCTTCCGCCTCGCGACGGATCTCGGCCGCACGGACCCGGCGCTCTCGGGATGTCGTCATCGGCGGCGTCCTATCGCGAAGCGGTTCGGCTTCGACGGCGCGAGGCGCTGGATCGCCTCAGGGGTAAACCTGATCTCGCGCTTCTGCTCATCGAGCATGAGTTCGGTGAGCGCCCAGACGAGCGCGTCGACGCGGTTCGGCGATCCTTCACCAGTGAACCCGTCGCGCGTCATCTGGCACATCTCGTCCTCAAGCTCGTCGAACGGCTGAACGTGGCTCACGCGACAGTTATGCACGAGAATGCCGTTTGCGACATACTCATGCTGATCCGCAACATGAAGGTTGAACACGGGCTCGACGCTCTCGCTCCTCTCGGGCGTGTCGCACACGTCGACACTCGTCGGAGCATATCCATTGCCGACCCCAAACCGCGAAAAAATCTTTTTCGCATTCGGCGCAGACCTTTGTCCGTCCAATGGTCTTGAGGCCATTCGGGTGATGGTGTCGAGAATGTTCTCCGTGAGGCATCGCAAGTAAGTTTTCAGGGTCGTTATTCCCTGGATCTTCGTCTCTGTGATGGACATGCCATCCATCAGGGATCGGCTTTTTATGATGCGATTTCCAGACGGCTCGATGCAGGAGTTCATTCCCGCCATGGCGAGAGGCCCGCCAATAGCCGTCTGGCTGTCGATAGTAGCGCAGCCCTTCAAACTCGACAAAAGCCCTCTTAGCCGGTCGAGGGTTGTTCTGCCATCGTCGAAGCGCGCCGCACGATCGACAGAGCGTTCGACCTTTTCGAACGCTAATGGGCGCTTCACAAAGTTCGCATTTGATCGCCATGCGAAGACGGTACGCTCTTTATGAGCAAGTTGTCCAGCATGGATCCATCCATCCGTCGTGAGAACCGGATGATTTTCAGTCAGCCTAAGAATTTTCCCAGAGGCTTCGATTTGAATGGTTTTTTGCACGCCGGTTTGACCCGCCCAAAGGACGGGCTTTAAGCCCGCCCGCGTCCAAACACGGTCGCCTTCTCGAACTGCCTCAATCGGTATCTGTCCACGCTCGCAAGCGATCAACGTCCCGGCGGCGACGCACTGCTCGTAAAGCGCGGCGACTGGTTCGGCGCGGATCACCTTACCCCGAGACGCCTTGACTTCGGTATAGGGTACTTTCGGATCGGCCGTGCGGATCGTCGATTCGACCATCGCGCCGCCGTAGTTCGTCTCGGCGACGATGCGGTCGGCCTGGAACACCCGGTACGCGTCGACGGCGCGGCGAGCCCATCCGTTCGGCGACAGCTTGCACGTCCGGTCGGCGAGCACATAGGCACGGCCATCCACGCCCTTGCCCGCAACGACGATTCCGATCGCATCGCCGTCATCCTCGTTCTCGCCGCGGGTGCCGGACGGATCGACCGCAACGACGACCCGCTTCATGTCGGGGATCGTGCGCTTCGCGTTGGCCTTCTCGATCACGTCGCGGTCCCAGAGCGCGCCGGGGGTGTCATCAAGGATCTCGGCGTTGAGTTCCTGGCGGCCGAGACGGGTCCCGGCGTATCGAGCCTTCAGCTTTTCAAGGAATTGCGCAGGAAGGTTTCCAGCGTTGTCGAAGGTCGATCCGTGCGTAACGGTCGTCGTCGGATCCTTAATGATCTCGCGGAGGACCGGGATCGGGCGAGGGGTCGTCGTCACGAACACGCGCGGGTTCGTCCCCGACCGCATCGTGAACATGAGCATGTCCCAGAGTTCTCGGGCGTAGCGGTACTTCGCCAATTCGTCGACCCAGGCCAACGAAAACTGCGGACCGCGAAGCTGATTCGGCTCGGTCCCGTTATAGCCGTACGCGACGGAACCGTTCGGCCACACGAGGCGGACGGGCTTGTATCGAACGATCGGAGCCTCGTCAGGCGGATAGATCGAGATCAGGCGCCGGACCATGACCTCTTCAAGATCCTTCTGGGTCTCGGCGACTAGGGCGATCGTATGAGTCTCCTTCGCGACCTCGTCACGGACCCACTGAGCGCCGGCCTCCGTCTTGCCGTACCCGCGCCCGGCGAGCGCGAGCCACGTCATCCAGTTGCCGGGCGGCGCCAGCTGATTCGGGCGCGCCCAGAATTTCCAGTCATAGAGGAGTTCCTCGGACTGATCCTTCGTCAGCTTCGCGAGAATCCGGTCGCGATCTTCCTTCGACAGCGCCGCGACGTTCTGAGCTAAGGAGCGATTTGAGATAAGTGCGCCCATCTCTTGCCTCGCCAAATCATCCGAACCGTCGTCGGATGAAGGCCAAAATACCTAGCTACTTCAACTCCGGTCTTTTCTCCCTTTAATTGCAATATTTTTAAAACGTCTTCTTTTCTCAGTTTAGAATTCCAAACCGTTTCTCCTTGATTTTTTGTACCGTGAATTATCTTATCGGCTTCATTTTCTTTTCTTGTTGCCCAACGAATGTGATTTGGGTTTACACATATTTTATTACCGCAAGAATGAGCCGCATCTAAATTTGAATCTTGGGGAAATCCTTGAGTCTCTTCACAAATAATTCTGGCCGCTATATTGGATCTACCTTTTAAAGTCATATATGCTCGGCCTCTATGAATTGAATAGGGCCAAATGATGCAGTCTTCTCCTTCGTACGGGAGAACAAAATTATATAAATATTCCTTTATTTCTCCGACAAACGTCGGACGACCCCCGAATGGGGACCCGTATTTTCTTAATCTTTGATAATGAGAAGAGCAAAGGCCACGAGCGATAGTCTTGTTCTCACAGCCTTCGATTAAACAAGTCATTTGTTATCTTCTTCAGAATCGGATTCGTTTTCTCCAGACTCTGAAGAAGGTGCTAATCGAGCGAGCCGTGCCGCGAGAAGCTCTCGCGCGCTCGTCGTCTCGGTCTTGATCGGACCGCCGTCGGGGCCGGAGATCTCCTGGCGCTGGAGGTCGCTCCATTCGCCCATGCCGACGTTCCGGAGGCCGAACGTGGTCATCGTCGCGCGCGAGCCCGGACCGCCGTTCTTGGCGATATCGAGCGCGATCTTCTCCCAGTGGAGGAGGCGCTTCGACTTGGCACGCTCGACCGCCTCCTTGAACTCCGGGTAATGGTTCACCCAGTAGCACAGGGTGTTCTTCGCGACGCCGATCAGGCCGGCTACCGCGGTCATGGAGAATCCCTCCGCCATCTTCTCTTCGAGGAGATCGCAGTATTCCACGCGATAGCGAAGGGGTCCGCCGCCGGGCATGTTAGACCTTCTTCGAATTCATCGCGGACGCATCGGCCGGGAGCTTCTCGGGCTCGTCGGCCTGCTCGGCCGTCGGCTCGGGCGCACGGACGGCCTCGCCGAGGGCGGCGTTCTGATCAGCCAGGGTCGCGAGAAGCATCTCGACGCGATCGAGGCCGGCGAGGAACTTCGGCGGCAGGCCGGCGCGACGGAGCGCGATCATCTCGGCGTGTATCTGACCGACGGTCTTGGCGATTTCACGGGCGCCCTGGATCGGGGTCATGGCGGGGGCTTCATCGGACATCGTAGATTTCTCCGAGATCGAGGGCGAGACGCGCGCCGGCCGCCAGCCATAGCGCCCCGAAGAAGAACGGGAGCGCGGACCAGAGAACGACTTTGTCGAATTCGCGTTCGGTCAACATGCCCGACCGATATAGGACGAATCGCGCGTAAAGGCTATTCGTCCGCGCTTGATGCCTTCGCGGGCTTCGGTTTCTTCGGTACGGCCGAATACAGGAGCTTCGTGATCCGGGACGCGTCGGCGAGGAGTTCGACGGCCTCCTCGTCGTAGCGGTTCTCGGCAACGCGCTGCCCGAGTTCGCCGGCCGCGCGGCAGATCGCCTTGTAGAGAAGTTCTGCCTGAGTTCCGGTCAGGGTCTCGCCGCCGATCGTGACGACGGTCAAGGGTTGGTCGGTCATGAGCGGATCCACTGCTTCTCAGGCCAACGGACGCGGCGATCGAGCCGTCGAAGTGGTGCGAATTCGATTTCCTCTAAGACTGCGGCAAGTGTCGAAGAAGCCTGAAAGCGGTAAGTGTCTCGCTCAGCGGCCTTCAACGTCGCATCAATAAACTTAGACGTTTCGGCCTGTTCCTTGAGGCGATGGCGTTCCTCCTTCGCGTCCCACTTCGCGAGCCAATGTCGAACGAAGAAAAACAGGGAAACGCCGAACCCGGCTGAAGCAATCGACGCCCAAAAGCTCACTGTCCAAAGCATCTCACGCCTCTATGAACCAGTAGCCGAGGACGGCGAGGATCGTCAGGCCGGCGACGACCACTCCACCGAGGACGAAGATAGACCCTCCCACAGCGACGTCCGCAGATTCGGCGGGATCGTCCATCGCCCGGACGCCGAAGATGATCAGGGTGCCTGCGAAGGCCAGCGCGAGGAGGACGGCGATTTTCATCATTTCGGGTCGGCCTTCTTCAATGGCGGAGCCGGCTCGTACCGCACCGCGCCGTCGCCGGTTTTTCGGGCGATGCCGGTGATCGTGACGTCGTCGAGCTTCGCGCCTCGAAGATCAGGCGACATGGCTTTAAGTTTCGTCGCCTGGGCGAAGAGATCACCGATTCCGAGCGCGTCCCATGCCGCATCGAGACCGGCCTTTTGTTCCGGCGAAACGTCTCCCGGGCCATAGCCGACGATGACCGACGGACCTTTCGAATCAAGAGGCATCTCGAAACGGCGCCAGTACGCATCGACCTCGGCTCGTTGCGTCGCGGTCATCGCCGACGAATCAGGGCCTTTCAGAAGACGATCCGGAATCCCGAACGAGCGCGCGACGGCGTCGATATAAGCGTCAATCACCGCTTCCGAGATCTTCTCTTCCGGAACGGGTCGAGGCTTCGAAAGCGCAGCGCCGAACGCATCGCCGAACGCCGGGTCGAGGCTCGCTGGCTTTTCGACTGCGATGTTCGAAAACTCGGCCCCTGGATCACCCTTCGATCTAGAAACCGTAATCGTGTTCTCGGTCGACATAGTCACGCCGGCCAGGACGAGAACGTCCTCGCCTTGGTCAAGCAGGCGCTTCGCCTTCGCATCACCGAGACGGAGCGTGGGCGAGGGGTCGAACAAGTCGCGCATGGTCTAGCCTCCGAGGGCAACGAAGATCCCGGCGAGGATAATGAACCCTGGGATCGCGAGCAGCATGACGAACGGCAGGAGCACGACCGCGAGGATCGACGCGAAGAAGCCGTGACGGACGAGGAACGAGAGCGCTAGGATCCCGATGATGAGGGCTATCATCGCCGCGCCTCCTTCCAGGGCTTACGCTTCGAGGGACGCGGACGCGGGCGATCCGCCCAGAACTTCGGACCGGGTTCCGAGAATATCCCGGCCCGGAGGTATGGCACGTAATCGTCATCGACGGGAATCAGAACGTAAGCAGATTTCCTCATGATCCCCTCCGCGCGATCGACGAAGCTTGAACCCTTACGCCGTCCAGAACAAAAAGAAAAGCTCTTTTATCGCCGCGCGATCCGATAATACGTCCGGCCCCGGGGCGAGTCCGATTCGCCGATGATGTCACCCGACGTGGCGAGCTTCGTGACGACGGTCGCGGTCCGCATCATCGACGCGGTGACGGCGAACTTGATCTCGCTCAGGGACGCCGGCTCACGGCGCGCGCGGAGATATTCGATGATCCGCTCGGAGAGGTCGAGGTCTTCGGGGGTCATTTGCCGCTCGTGAGGTACAGGAAAATCCGGTTCGAAATTTCGACAAGGTCCGGGAACTGGAACCCTTCGGCGCGGTCGGACTGGGCTGCGATTTTCATCGCCAGATCAAAGGCACGAGCACGAGCATCGATCTCGGCCTCGCGCGAGAGCGACGGGCGTTGGACGGAGGATCCGCCGGACGGGGGTTGTAGGCGCGTTGGGTTCGGTTGACCTTCGTAAACGAGGCACGGTCCGGACACACACTTTGCGCAAGCATCAGGGGCTTCAAAGCCTTCGGCTCTGATATCTCGGTTACACCGCTTCACGACAATCCTCCGCCCGTCCTCGGGTCGACCCGAACCGTGTTGATCTCGCGCATGGTCGCGGCCTTCTCGGGCATCTCCATTAGACCCATGGCATCGGAGAACGCGTCCGGGGACATCCCGCGGTGCGCCGCGACCGTCTTCACCTTCGCCATGGACCGGGCGACGATCGCCGCGTCCTCGTCGGCCGGGTAGAACGGGTTCAGCGGCTGGAAGTGGACGTCAAGGAACGCCTCGACCGCGTCGGGGATGTCCTCGATCCTCATCCCGTCCTCCCGAGCCTGCGGAGGTCCGCCGGGTGGAAGTCGACCGGCAGGCCGTTGACGAGGTTACACCGGACCTCGTGGCTGATCGAGCCGGTCTCGGACGTGACCGTGACGATCTCGCACGAGACCGACGGATAACCCTGCGCGAGCCAGTACGATTCGATCCGTCGGGCGGTCTTGAAGGCGGAGCGCTCGTCGGGAGTCATCGAGACGCCTCCGTCACGGCCGGAAGGTTGGCGAGACTGTGAGCCTCAGCCGGCGCTCCGGGGATCGGGTCGAAGCCGATCGTGCGCGCCAGTGCACCGATCGAGACGATCTCGGCCTTCGCATCGGCGGCGTTGTCGACGATGTAGGCACCCGCGAGCGCCGGGGTGTTCGTCGCGGCATCGCCCGGCATGTAGACCGCCTTCCAGATCCGCGTCGGGATCATCACGTGGCCATTGAGCCGCTTCGGGGCGCCCGAGTACGCCGGGCCGGTGACGACGAAGCCTTCCTTCCGAAGGACGACCTCGCGGCGGACGCGCTCCTCGATCTTCGCCCAGAGGCCACGGTTCAGGTTCGGGTTCTGCGGGACCATGTTCGACAGGGCGAAGCTCTCATGCTGCGCGCTCGGGGTCGGCATGTCGCCGGCCGGGGCCATGTGGCCGCGGTCGAAGCCGGAGGCGGCGTAGTCCCGAAGCTCGGCGCGGAAGTCGTACGGGACGCGCTCGTCGGGGTGGAAGGCGTCGACCCGCGGGATCTGGACCGCGCCCGCAAGGCCGGCGGGCGTGAGGTGCTCGGCCGCGTAGACCGGGTTCATGGTTGCGGGGGTCACGGCGACGGCGAACGCCTCGGAGCAAAGCTCGATCGCGCCGAGGTCGGCCTGGGCGAGTTCGGGCGGCTTCCCGTCGGCGTAGTGCGCGGGACAGGAGGTTTCCGCGAACACGGGACCGAGAAGGGTCGCGAGGAGGGCTAGGGCGCCCAGAAACGGGGCCAGGACGGGCTTGAGACGGTTCAAGGTCGGATTCCTCGGTTCGAGCCGGGACGGGCGTCCTGGGGCTTCCTACGGGATAGTTCTAACGGGAATAGGTGGAACGGCAAAATCCGGGGCGGTCGGGAGGGTCGAGGCGAGGTACCAGTTCACTTTTACCCCTCGGAGGCAGGGACTCTCCCGGTTTTAATCCTTATATATAATCTTCTTATTATAAGAAGAAGATAAGAATATGAATCCAGAGACTAAAATGCTCCCGTACCCAGGAACATGCGAAAAATTGGAACTGGTACCTCGCAGAATTTTGCCCGTTTTTCAGCGTTTTTATGTTTTCTGACAGTCGTTTAGGATCGTTTCGATCACGCGAGACCACGCATCCGGGTCTCGCCCGTCGATGAGATCCTCGGCCCGGATCTCCGCCCATCCGACCCGGAAAAGCTCGGGGTCGCTGGTCACGAAAATGAGATTGCCAAAACCGATCGCTACACCGACCCGTGCCCCTCGATTTCGCAACGTTCTAATCTTGTCGTATTGCCCCGGTCTCGGCTTCCACTGGAGAAGGCGCCGGTCCTTGCAGTCTCCGTGTTTGAGTTCGACCCATACTCCGCCGCTATCATGGGCGTAGACGTCCGGCACGCCGATCGTCGAACCGCGCGTCGGCTCGATCCAGAATGGATCCTGCGTACGCTCTTTGACCCAGGATCTTAAGTCGCTTTCCTTTTTGAAAAGCCTCCTCTTGTGCAGATTCGGCTCTCTCTGAACGGCGCTTCGAACAGACAGCTTCGTCACGTTCGGCGGCCGGTATCCTGAAACACCCTTCATCGCTTTCCCTCCTTCGCAAAATCCTCAAGCCACTCGGCCCGCGTCCGCTCGTACGATTCCTTCCGGTCCTCGGCGTCCGGATACTCGCCGTTCCACTCCTCGCCACTGGCCGCGAAGCCTGCGTCGTAGGCGGCGATCAGGGCTCGACGGATCTCGGAGAAAAGCTCGGCCTGCGTCCTGTCCGCCTCGTCACCATCGCCCGGTGCGATCCAGATCTGACCGGCAAGCGTCGATGAGGCGATATCGAACGCCTCAAATGCTCGCGCGATCTCCTTGGGGATCTGTTTCTTGTCGGTCATCGTATATCCCTCGCCCTGATCCGTTCCCGTTCTTCCTTGACCATCTTCGCTACCGCCTCGGCGCCCCAGGCGAGGATCCCGCTCATCGCGAACTCGCGCCATGCACCCTTCTCGACGTCCCATGCCCGCATCAGCCATTGCGATTCCGGGTGCCACTCGCTCGAACCGACAAGCCACCTCGCCGGCACGATCCGCCGCACGGCCGTCTCGCCGCGCCAGTTCGTGTAGAGGATCTCGACTTCTGGGTTTGTTTCCATGGTCAGTCCTCCTCGGCATCTGGCGGCGCATAACCTGCGATTTTGCACACGCCTTCGATGAATTGGAACGCATTCTCGGCAACACGATCGGTTTGATAGATTGTCTCCATACAGGTGATCGCCTGCTCCGAGATGAATTGGCGGCAAAACACCAAAAGTTTCAAAGCCAGATCAGTGTCTTCCATCTCACATCTCCCCATGAATCAGGTCCGAGCACTTCACGATCCGCCTGTAGGGGCGGCGGGGGCAAGGGCGGCCAAGTCCCGAAGCAGCATCGTGAACTTGGCGCGCTCGGCGACAACGGCACCATTCCGGCGAGCCGTGAATCGGACGATGCGGATAGGCGCCTCCCACCGCACGACATCGAACACGGCATCACCCATGGCGACTTTGCAGCGGCCCATGAACCAGGGCTCCACGAACGAGTATGCGGGTAAGGGCTTCATGTTACTCACATCTCCCCATGGATCAGGTCCGAGCACTTCACGATCCGCTCCCGGATGAGCGCGGCCTTCGGCCCATCGGCCTCGGGATCGTTGCCCATGTTCCGCAGCGCATCGGCCAGGGCCTCATTGGCGATCGCGTACTGCAACCGGCCACCGATCTTGATCCGCTTCTTCAGGGGCACGACGCCGCAATCGACCATCGCCTTGCGCAACTCGTAATCGCTGTCGAACACCCGTCCCTGGGCATGGGACCGCACGAAAGCGACAACGTCTTTCAAAGCAACGGCCGCCGGATTCTTCATGTCGCGAAGTGCTTCGGCGACCGCGGCAGCTTCTGCCTGAGCCTCGGAACGTGATCCCTCAATCATCTCCTTCTTCCGGTCAGTCATCGGCGCACGTTCCGCCGGTTCCACGTAATCTCCAAAGTCTAACGCCCATCTTTTAACTATAGAAAGGCCGCCAGCATCTATCCATTCACGAAACAAATTGAACTTATCCCTACCCCAGGGCAATTCCGTGACTTCGGGATAGAACCAACGGCGATCGTCGTTCTCCATCTTGAGCGCCCGCATGGAGTTACTGCACGCGAGAACGTGGCACCAATTGTCGATGACGTACTGACGTGTGTATTTTTGGTTGACCATGACCTCCTTGTCGGTGATCACGGACTTCAGGGCGTGGTACGCCTTCCACGACGAGCCGGAATAGATCTCGTTGACGATCGCCAATCGCTTGTGCGCAACCCAATCGTTGAACGCGGCCGTCACGTCGTTCTCGCCGGGATACCCGACATTCGAGACCCCGACCAACGGCGCCAGGATCCCGGCCCCGAGGGTCGTCTTGCCGACCCCTTGCTTCTCGGAGATCAGCAGGAGCCCGTACGACATCCGGATATCGGGCCGCGCGATCAGGGTCGCGCACCACCGCTCGACCTCGTACCGCTCACGCTCGTTCGGAAACAGGTAGCTCAGAAAATCCAGAAACGGCTTCGGATCCCCGGTCGCCGGCTTGATCGGCCCCGGGACGTGGAGGTTGATCGCCGACGAACCCCGGAACGTGACCTGAAGCCCCTCGTGATCCGGCCGGTAGCACAGCCGGGTCGAGCGCCCCTGATACGCCTTCACGATCAGTTTCGAGGTCTCGTTGACGTGTGAGAACGAGGCCAGCATCTTGTTCAGGATCGGCTCCGGCCGGAGGATCTCCGGCATCTCCCGGCAGACGAACAGATCGCTTTCCTCGACGTAGGCCCACATCGACCGGAACGATTCCCGCAGGACCGTGAGCGGCCGTCCCTTGCCCTCCGGATTCGGGATCTGGTCCGTCGCCCAGGTCGCGGGGTGCTGACACTCCCGGAACGCCGGCCCGGTATAGTATGGCCCCTTCGTCATCTTCTCCGGGAACCGGTCGGCGAGATCGAAGCTCGCCGGGAACTCGTCGGTGAACTGGATCGCGAAGGTCGGACACCGGAGCGCCTGGGCGATCTTCGGGACCGCCGACTTCCCCGGCTCGTCGTTGTCGGCGACGATGAACGCCCGCGCGATCCCGGCCTTCTTGATCACCGTCCAATCCGTCCGGCCGGGGCTCATCGCGCCCCCGATCCATCCGACATGAACCGCGCCGGTCATCTCCAGGCCCCACGGGTGCGCCTTCAGCCGATCCCGGTCCTCGCGGGTCTTGCCCTCGACCATGGTCTGAACGAACCGCGCCGCCTTCGCGCCTTCGTGGATGAACACCGTCGAGGCGCCCTTCAGGAGATGCGCGTTGAACAGCGGCAGCGGCCCGTCCGGCTCGGCCGAGCGCCACTCATCGTCATCCCAATATGTCCACGGCACATAAGCGCGCTCGTTGTCGCGCTCCATCCGCACCTGGAGCATCACGATCTCGTTCGCGTCGTTGCGGAACTCGAACACGTTCTTCGGATCCGCGTCGGCCACCATCGGCGGGACCGATCCCAGCGCGGCGAGCGGCTTGATCTTCGGCCAGTCGTACTCGATACACCCCTCGATGATCGCAGCCGCCTCGGCTTCCGTCGGCGCGTACTCAAGCGGCGCGCTGATCGCGCCCTTCTCGTCGACGCGGATCACCGCGAGATCGCGCCAGTATTTCCCCGACACCTCCTTCACGACCGCCGTCCGCAGGCTCCTCGGCTCCGCGCCGATGCGCGAGAAGTAGTCGCGCAGGGACGGAACGTCGGTCAGAATCTTCAACTTTTTCATGGTGATTTCCGATTACGGGAGGACGTCGAGGGCGGCGGCTATGAAGGTCGCGGCGACTTCCGCATTGATCGCGTTGCCGTAGGCGCGCAGTCGTCCCACGCGGTTGGCAATCCCATGAGCCAGCGGGAATGTGCCGGGTTCAATTGGCCGGATTTTCCCATCATGGCAGGAAACCCAACCGGAATAATTGCCAATTTGGCTGCAAGATTTAAATCTAAATTGTGTGTATTCTTTCTTTCTTTCCTCACCCAATCTAAAACTGCGCTCTCGCTGTATCCTCTGGTATCGCTGCGTGTCGGCGTGGGCCACGAACCAGAGTCGTTGTCTGATATGCGGAGCACCGACGCCCGCAGCGCACAGATCGGCAGCCCCGATGGTGTAACCCGCACCTTCCATGTCAGCGTAAACAAGGTCGAGCCAACCGAGGCCGTCCTTGCTCGCAACCTGCTCTCCAAAGACAAACCCAGGCGCTTGCTCTCCGATGAGATGGAACCAAGCCGGCCAGAGGTGCCGCTCGTCAACGAATCCCTTTTTTGAGCCTCCCGCGCTGAAAGGCTGACACGGACAGGAACCGGTCCACACCGGCCGTTCGTCGTCCCACCCGGCGAGCCGGAGGGCATAGCTCCAGACGCCGATTCCTGCGAAGAAATGGCACTGGACGAAGCCTCGCAGATCGTCGGGCGAGACATCTCGGATATCGCGCTCGTCGACCTCGCCGGGGGCGATATGTCCGGCGGCGATGAGGTTTCGCAGCCAAGCCGCGGCGTAGGGATCGATTTCATTGTAATAAGCCGCTCCTGGCATTGGAAATCCTTAACCGGAAACTTTCGCGGTTTTGACGTTCTAAAGCGAACCCGAACCGGGGTCTAGGTCTCAGCGCTCGGCTTTGATCTCAATCATGCGAGCGAAGGTTGGCAGATCAGCCCGGTAGCCGGCCTCCTTAAAGGCCAGCCATGACGCGTAGCGAGCGGCGCTACGGGACCGAGCCTGGAGGACGTAAGAATCTCCACGCCAAGTGATCCGGTAGGAACACTCAGCTTTGCGCCCTTCTGAAGAATCGGTCATTATTCTCCTCCCTGAACCAAAAACTCGACGTCATCACCGACGTCGCCGATGTATCGGATCGCCTTGACGCTGATCATCTTGAAGTCGTCCGCGCCCCAGATCACGCCCTTGACGGCGTAGAGCGCCTTCCCGACCCGACCGCGGTTGATCACCGGCTGGCCGAGTTCCTCGTAATCGTACCGGCTGATCTTGGCGAAGATCGTTCCGGTGTCGTCGGCAAGGTGAAGATTGAGCGCCGTGATCGGTCCGTCGTAGACCCGCCCCTCGCGCCGCTCGACCTTGTCCGGTGCGTTCTCGTTCGAGACGGTGATCTTCGCGAGCACGCAGAACACGAGGACCGTCCGGTCCTTGTCCTCGATCGTGATCGTGCCGATCTGCGTCGGGGCCGTGTGGATGTTGCGCGCGGCCGGATCCGGCATGATCCGGGCAAACGCGTCACGAATCGGCCAGAGCGAATCGATCGCCGTCTTCGGATCCGAGAGGAGTTTCGCCTGTCGGTCGGTCAGACGCTCCCTGCGCGCGCGGCGCCCGAGGATGTCGCCGATCATCTTCGGCCCGATCCCCTTCACGCCCGACAACGGCCCGACGAGCACGCGTCTCCCATCCTTCGATCCGACCTCCCAGAGTTCGGTCGAGGTCTCAGCGTCCACGGGCACGTACTCGATGCCCTCGTCGCGCATCTCGCGAAGCATCTTGATCTGCTTGTCCGGGTCCGGCTCGAACGACAGGGTAGCCGCGGCGAACTCGAACGGGTGGTGCGCCTTAAGCCACAAGCACCAGTACGAGACGAGTCCGTAAGCCACTGAGTGCGACTTGTTGAAACCGTACTGGCCGAAGGTCACGAGGTCGTTCCAGACCTTGTCGGCGACCAGAGGGTCGAGGCCGTTCTCGATCGCGCCCGCCTTCCACGGCTCGGCGTACTTTCCGAGCGCCTCCTGGCCCATGGTCTTCGCCATGAGCTTCCGGAGCGCTGTCACATCCGCCCAGGACAGGCCGCCGACCTCACGGCCGATCGCCATCACCTGTTCCTGATACACGAGCACGCCGAGCGTCTCCGCCAAGAGCGGCTCGAACATCGGGTGCGGGTACGTGACAGGGCTCGTGCCGTTGCGCCGGTCGATCCAGGCCTGCGTTCCGCCCGACATCATCGGCCCCGGACGACCGAGCGCCGTGATCGTCACGACGTCCTCGAACCGGGACGCCTCGAATTGCTTGGTGATCCCCTGGAGCGCGGCGCCGTTGAACTGAAAGATCCCCGACCATTTCTCGTCGTTGAGGATCTGGTACGCGGCCGGGTCGTCGAGCGGCAGCGCGTCGAGGAACCCGAGCGCCTGTTCGCGCCCGATCCCCATCAGTTCCAGCGCCCGCTCAAACACCGACAACTGCGTCAGGCCGAGCGCATCGATCTTCAGGAGCCCGTAACCGTCCTCCGCGTCGCGCTTGTCGCACATTGTCGCCCCGGTCCGGCGGTCGATCGCGACGATCTCGATCACCGGCCGCTCGGCGATCACCACGCCTGCGGCGTGCTGTCCGGCGTGCCTGGGATGTCCCTCGAACCGGGTCGCGACGCGCATCTCTGGATGGGTCTCGATCAGTGCCTTGCCGGCCGGGATGCCGTCGAACGTGTCCTCCAAGATCTTCAGGGCGCGGGCGTCGCCGTCCGGCCGCGAGACGAGCGACTCGCCGACCGCATCGGTCTTGAACCGCGGCACGCGGAGCGCGGCGCCGCATTCCTGCAAGGCCGAGCGCGGCTTGAACATCGCGACCGTCCCGAGACGGGCGACGCGCTCCGTGCCGTACTTCGCCTTCAGGTAATCGAAGATCTTGTAGCGTTGCTGGTCGCTGAAGTCTACGTCTATATCTGGGAGGTCGGATCTATTGACGTCGATAAACCTCTCAAAGATTAGACCGTAAGGAATAGGGTCGATAGTCGTAATCCGCAAGAGATAACACACGAGCGAACCGCACGACGACCCACGCGCCGGCCCGACGATCATCTCCGAGCGGGCGTACTGGCACAGGTCCGCGACGATGTAGAAATAGTCCTCGAACGCCTTCGCCTCGATCAGCGAGAGTTCCCGGTCCAGGCGTGCAGCGTAGGTCTGATCGAGAAGATCGATCCCGAGGGCCTCGGCTCCTTCGACACACATATCGTAGAGCGTAGCGGGCCGTGGAGGCGCGAGGAGCTTCGCCTGAGTCAGGATAGCCGTCGACCCGGCGCGGACGTTCTCGGCGTTCCGGAGCGCATCTGACAGGGTCTCGACCGGGAGCTTTAGCCGGTCGACCGAGCCGAGCCATTCCAGATCCGAGAGGATGTGTTGCGGATACGTCTGCGTCTCGGCGTTCCGGCCGGTCAGGACCTCATAGAAGCCCCGGTCGGATTCACGCGGATAGCGGTTATCGGAACTGGCGATGAACGGGATCCCAAGCTCGATCGCGCGCCGCGCCAAACCCATCGAGGTCGACGGGCCGAGAGCCAGGAACGTATCGGCCACGCCCGCGTACCGGTCGATCGCGGCGCGATGCCCGAGGATCTTGAACACGCCGTCGGCGGTCAACGCCTGCTCGACGGTGAGCAGCGGCCGATACCGAAACTGCGTCGTCGCGGTCTCGACGAGACGGTTCAGCGGTGCGACCGAGTCTTTGGCGATGAAGGTCGTGTGGTCGAACGCCGGCTTCTTCTCGTTGAGCGACGGCGTGACCGCCAGCTCGACGCCGAAGACGGGCCGGAGTCCGAGCTTTTTCGCGGCTTTGTCCCACCGGTAGAACCCGAAGGTGCTGGCACGATCCGTGATCGGGGCTTCTTTTGCGCCGATCTCGACGAGCCGAGAGAGGACGTCGTCGATCGAGCCCGCGGCTTCCCTAAAACTAAAACCAGACCTCACACGAATCACGACAGATTACCTCGCTTCTCTTCCCAGTATTTCTTTAGTTTTAACGAGGCTCTTTCTCTAGACCCTTCTTTATCCCATCTTGCTTTTTGTGCGGCGAGTATTTTCTTTCTTGCTGGCTCTGAAGCCGCTCGCTCTTTCATTGCTTGTATAGTTGCAGCTCTTTTTTCTTTATCGCTCCATCTCGCTTTTGAAGCCTCTCCCGCTTTCGCCCGCCCCTCTTCAGTTTGCCAGAAGCCTTCTTTTCGCTTCTCGCCTTTCCGTCGGGTGTTCGCCTCACGAATCCGCTGCAAAGCATCTTCTGAGAATTTCCCTCGCGTCGCCCGGTAGTTCTCGTTGCGCGCCGATTTATCGATCATGTTCTCGGTCTGAGTCCCGAGCCGAAGATGATCTGGCGCGATACACCATCCGTTATCGCAACTGTGAAGGACGAGTTGATCCGACTTCAGGTCCGGATATGGATCGATGCAGGCGATGTTGAGGTGATAACTAAGCCTATAGGAGAGCCATTGCTCGCCTTCATACATTATTTTTGGTCGACCTTTTATTAATGGCTCTCCGGTTTTGATTTTCCATTTCGTGTAAAACTTCTCTTGCGCGATGCATCCACCCGGCATCGGAATTGTGTCGACCGGAAACTTCATCACAAGTATCCTTTCCTACCCGAAAACGATCCCTGCCTCTGTCGCGTGCGAGACATGGATCCATGTCGATGGGCGATGCGACACCGCCCGATTTGCCGTGTGGACCGCCGCGAGCGCCGGCCCCTTCATCGTGTAGGCGTAATGCGGGAGGTGATTCGGCTCTTCGGCGAAGGAGATGCGGACGAGAAGCTCGGCCTTGTCCTTCTTCCGCCTCGCCCTGCCGCGGCCGTGGCCGTAGGTCAGTGGGCGCCGGAACGTCACGCGTATCCCAACCGCCTGAGTTCAAAGAAACACCGCGCCAACGCCTCGACGTCGATGCGTGCCCGGTGAGCCCCGGCGAACTTCTCGCCGAAGAGGTGCTCGTGGAGCGCCGAGAGCGAGAGCCGGTATCCCTTGATCCACTCGGTCGCCTCGACTGTGCAGATCCGGTTCGGGGGCCAGGGTCCGATCATGTCTGCGCGCTCAAACTCGGCTTCGAGAAGCGCGAAGTCGAACGACAGGTTATGAGCGACGACCTCATCGGCTCGAAAAATGAGATCGGAGACCGCTTTTGCATGATCGTAAAATGGCTTTGCCGCCGATAGCATCGCATCGGTAATCCCGGTGATGCTTGTTATTTTGCGGTCGAGCTTCTCCCCCGGGTTTGCGAAGAACTCGATCTCGTCGACCTTGTTGCCGTCCTCGTACAGAGCCCCATAGAACTCCGTAACTTTCGGTTGTTGTTTGGTCGTGAGAAGGCTTGGACCAACGAGACCCGTTGATTCGCAATCGAAAATAAAGGAATACTTACTCATCCGTAATACTCTTCTATTCTGTCGATTATATCCTTTAACGCCCAATGCATTTCGACCCAGAACTCGGTCTCGTCCGGATCCTTCTCGTCAATATCTTCCAAAAGGCTTTCGATGGATCGCTTGATCTCAGTTGCGTCGGATCTCTTCATGGCTCAATCTCCCCGACCCGGAAGCCATCGCCGCGCGGGACGACCGAATCGCCGACGGGGCCGAATCGCCCTGGAGGACCGACAAGGTCGTCCGGCCGTGCACCGAGTTGTTCCGACCACGACTTTGGCTTCGCCCTCCCCTCCGCGTCCAACTCTCGCAGCATCGCCGCGTACGTCGACAGGTCGAGGAGCGAATCGTCGTGTCCGCCGGCCTCGAACTGGTTCGCGTACCGGACGATCTTCGAGACGATCTGCGTGAAGACGCCGAGACGGTTCGCGTCCTCGACGTTCCGGATCGCGAAGCCGTTCGGCCGGATCGCCATCAGGACGTGACCGAAGTTTTTGTACGCGTCGCCGTAGACGCGGCCGCGCTCCTCGAAGACATCGGCTGACTGGCGGAGGGAATCGCTCGGGGTCATCGCGCGGCCTCCGCGAGTTCGATGGCGCGGTCGAACGCCGCGAGGACATCGGCGTGTTCGGACTTATCGTTGAATTCCGAGACGCTACAGCTTGGACCCGCCTTTTCATGAACGGCATCAGAAAGCCAATACAGAGCAGCCAATCCGCCTGCGGTCGCATCAATGGCACCGATTGCGCACCAACAAACAGCTCGCGGAGAAGTAGTAGAAACAGGCTCGCCTTCTTCATCTTGGGCGAAATTTCCTTTCGTCCAGTGTTTCGGGTCCGCGATCTTTTCGCGAGATTGACGTAAAATATCAGCAAAGCTTTTCATCATTTTACTCCGCAGCCTGGGCGAGAGATTGAGCCTCCGCGATGCGGCGCTCGGCGATGGCGAAATAGGCCGGATCTTTCTCGATACCGATGAACTTGCGACCGGTATTAGCGCAAGCGACGCCCGTCGAACCGGATCCCATCGTGTTATCAAGAGCCGTATCGCCCTCGTTCGTGTAGGTTCGAATGAGGTATTCAAGGAGGGCGACAGGTTTTTGAGTTGGGTGAACTTTGTTTCGATCGCGAGAAAACTCAATCGTTGTTAAAGGATAACGAGAGCCATCGCTTACGGTAAACGCCCCTGTCTGAGATCCGTAATTTTCGCTCTTTTTCGCTCCTTGTTTACAACTATACGGCTTAAAGCCCGTTCTCATTTGCGGGTTATACGTAGGCTGATCCTTATAGAAAATCAAAATATTTTCGTGATCCTTAAGCGGAGCTTTTTTCGCATTAAGATGACCTGTACCGGACTCCTTTTTCCAGATCCATTCGTATTTGAACATTGATGGGTTTGAAATAACGAGTTTGCTGGTGAAAGGCTGTTGCGATGTAAGCACAATAGCGCCTTTACAAATTCTTATGTATTCAATCCATAAAAGATTGAGCGGGATAATTTCATCCCATTTATTCTGTGTAGTGCCATATGGCAAATCGCACATAACCATATCGACTGAACCGGATTCAATCTTCTTCATCTCTTCGAGACAATCACCAAGCAACAACATCCTAATACCCTCCCGGCTGAACCTGCCAACACTTATAACCAAGGTTCCGCCACGCCTCGACGACCTTGTCGCGATCTTCAAGGATGAAGGCGACCTTCGGAAAGACACCTTTCGAGACGTCCAGGCTCGACATGAATTCATGAAGAAGCACCGGCTTCATCTCGACGTCCGGTCGCCAGTCGCCATCGGGCCGCATCAGAATCGCATCGAACACGGCGAGATCCTTGTCGATGAGCCATCGAAGGGTCGCCTGTCGATAGCGCTCGTTCCGACCCGTGCAGGCGATGACCATGAATTCGTCAGTCATTCGGCCGACGGTCATGCGCAGAAAGAACGCGACATCCTCCCGCGGCTGATCGTCCTTCGCGGCTTCGTGAAATCGGTCCCACTCCTTCGCCTGCGCGAGATGGTCCCGGTGCGCGCTGTCGCAGAGCGTACCGTCGAGGTCGACGACGATGATTTTCATTTCGGTGTTTCCTTCGGCAACCCGAGAAGGGCGTTAATCTCGGCGATCTGCGGTGCCGGGAGACCGGCGACGGGCTTCCCGCTCCGGTCCTTCAGCCACGACCAGTACGGCTCTCCCTCCGGCCAGAGTTCGGCGAGTTCTCGGAGCGAGCGGATCGAGTAAACGAGCGCCTCCAGAGACGCCTTCGCGCGGCGCTTGTCAGCCGCGAGCGTTCCCTTCTCGCCATTGAGACGATTGACAGCCTCGACGTGCGCCGGGTCTGCCGTCGCACCGATTCGCTTCGAACCGTCACGATTCGAGTACGGCACGGGAATCGGATCGCCGGAGATGACGAGGTCCATCGCCAATCCACCGACGTTGACCGAGAGCGTCGTGACGCGCTTCGTCCAGCGGTCCGGGAGCGCCGCGGCGGCCTTGCGCTCCGCGGCTGGCAGAATCGCCTCGTATATCGCACGGGCGACGTTGTTCTCGACCTTCGCGAGCGTCGCCTCTCGCTCGGAGAACGCCCCTTCGATCGCGAGCCGAACGACACGGTCACGGTCCATATTCGTCAGACGAACATAGGGAAATTTTGGGGTCTCGATCATCGAAAGCTCCTTCGCGCACGGCCAAAGACGCCCGGCGCGGACGCCGGGGTCAGGTCACGATTCGGGATCAGCGCTTGATCTTGGCGACGCGGCCGGTGAACAGGCCGAGGACTTCCGGGTCGATCGGGTCGCCGTTCTTGATCCGCTCGCGCGCGAAGGCGCACAGCGACTGCGAGTGGACGCCCTCCGAGACCGACGGGTCGAGCCCGGCCTCCCGGAGCTTTGCGGCCGTGTCCAGAGCGGCGTTGTGCTGGCTCTTTCCGAACTCGACCTCGACCGAGGTCTTGATCAGGTCCGAGGCGCCGTTCTCGACGAGCCACGCGATCGCCGCGGCCTTCCGGACCGGGTCGCTCGGGATCGAGCCCGAGACAAATGGCTCGATCGCCACGCGCTTGCCGCCGAACTCCAGCGCGTCGACGCCGAGTTCGGTCATCTTGTCGGGGATCGTGAAGGTTCTGAGCTTCTGGAACCGGGCCTTGGCCGCCTTCAGATCGGCATCGAGGTTGGCCACCATCGTCTCCGCCTCGAACATCTCACGAATGAGACGGTTCAATTCGGAGAGGTCGGTGGCCGGCGCCGACGAGGTGCCGACGTCGAAGTCGGAAGCGTTCGCGGTGCCGGCCATGATCACATCGCCCCTTCGTTCGTGGGACCAGTCTCGGTCGGGTCGTCGGCGTTGTCCGCCTTGACCGCGCCGCTCTGGAGCGCCTTGGCGAACTCGACCGCCTCCTCCTTCACCGCGCGCCAGTCGACACCGAGCATCTCACCGAGTTCGGGGAGCGTCGCGCCGCGGGCGATCGCCCAGGAGGCCCACTCGCCCTGAGAGTTGCTCTCCGTACCGGTCGTGAGCTTGTACGACCGGTAAAACAGCGGCGCGGCGAACTCGGAGCCGTCCGGACGCTTCAGCCGCTCGGAGGTCGCGAGCGTCATCCACTTCCGGGACTTCTTGAGCTGCGTCGAGGCCATCGGAATGAAGCACTTCCGGCGGTCGGCCGTCAGGTTCAGGCCGAACCACTGCGCCGTCTCGGCGATGTAATTGCCGTTCGGGAGGACGTTCTGGTTCCGGTCGTTCCGGGGCGCCTGATCGAGGATCGAGGCGTCGGAGTGGACCTTGACGAGGCCCTGGCCGGACGCGCGCGGCGCCCATTCGAGATACTCCTTCCGGTAATGGACCGGCAGGAACAGCACGCCCTCCGGGAACATCTCGCCCGTGCCGACATCGACGATCGAGCCGATCTCTGAGCCCTCGATGAACTCGGCCTTCTTCTTGTTGAGTTGGGGAGAGAGCGACTGGAGGATGGTCAAACGCGGGATCAGGATGTCGTTCGATCCGACGTTTTCGAGCCCGGCGCCTGCGAACTCTTCGAATCCGTCACCGGAGATCGCCGGGAGATTCGACGCGGAAGCCTTAGCGACTTCTTTAGCCATGATTCTACTCGCTTGTGTTCGCCGATTTGGAAACCGTCGGCGAGATCGGTGGACGAAGATCTAAACCGATCCCGGCGGAAAAGGAAAGCGCTTTTTTCGCGATTTCGCACGAAAAAAAACGTACCTGAACCGGGAAAAGGCGCTTTTCTTTTTTGTCGGGATGGTGCTATATAGAGCCACGGCCGGAGACGAGCCGGAGAGAAGGAACTGATCCGATGGCTACCACCAGCCCCGTTCCCGCGAACTCCACCGACGAGGCCCTGGCTTACATCGCGGGCGGCGGTCGCCTCGTCGTCCGGACCGCTCTCCGCGTCATGGTTCTCGACCGGAAGGTCTACCGCCGCTTCGAGAAGGCTGGCGAGTGGCTCCTGAAGGCGGACGGCGAAGGCTACCGCGTCCGGAACGGTAACGGCTCGTTCTACCTGTTTCCCGGCCAGCTTGAGTATGTCATCGAATAAAACGCTTTTCTTTTCCGATGGGATGGCGCTATATAGAGCCACGGCCGGAGACGAGCCGGAGAGAAGGAACCGAACCGATGACCGACAATCACGCCGCGAAGACCTTTCAGCCGATCATGCAAGGCGCCGAGGTTCTGACGCGTCCGACCAAATTCGCATTGGCGACCGGTCAGTATGTCATTTGCAACCCCTTGAAGCTCTCCAGCCTCGATACCGCGGAACAGATGATCCGTGACGCTGTCGCGGTCATGGGTCCGGCCGATGGGCGCACGATATTCGTCCAGGCCGCCCGTCAACTCGGAGACATCGCGATGACGCGGTCGGCTCTCGTCTCCAAATAAACGCTTTTCTTTTCCGCTCGGATCATGTCTACTCACTTCGGGGCCGCGAGCCCAGGACCTCTCCTGATGGAGCCGAGACCATGACCAAGAACGCCAAGATCAAGGTCTACTTCGAGACCCGCAGCTACGACGACACCTGGGGCCGTGCGAGCGCCGACTTCATCCGCGGGAGCAAGGCGTTCAACGCGAAGCATCGCGATTTGATCGAGACCGACGGCATTTACAACGTCCGCGTCGTCCCGGTTAAGGCATAATTGATGACCCTCGCCTTCACCGACACCGATGTCGCGCGGTTCTACCGCTATGTCGAGAAGCTCCCGAGCGGTTGCTGGTTCTGGTCCGGCGCCCGCTCGCGCGGCAAGGGCAACCGGAAGTTCTACGGGAGCTTCCGTCTGGGCAACCGGACCGTGCGCGCCCATCGCTTCGCCTGTGAGGCGATCGGCGGCCGAGATTGCCCGCCGGAGCACGACCGGGATCATACGTGCGAGTTCTCGCTGTGCGTAAACCCGGATCACATCGAGGTCGTCCCGAAGACGGTGAATCAGGCCCGAAAGATCGAGCGCCGTGCCGTCCGGCTCGGCGATCCCAAGAAGACCCGCGGCATCGCGGCCCTGAAGCGCGCCGTCGAGCGGCGCTATCCGAAGAGGAGAACGAGATGAGCGAACGCCCTTGGATGCCTGTCTACGCCGAGCCTGGAGACAAAGTTTCGACATTTATTGATCGAATCTCGGTCCCTGGAGGATGGATCTACCGAACGATCGTTGCATGGCGGGAAAACGGCGGATCGGTCTCAACTGTCTTCGTCCCTTTCGCCCGCTACACGGGCGCCGCTTTGGAAGCCCGCTTAGCGACATCGCCACACGCCCCGGTCCGTGAGCCATCGCCGTCGAAGACAGAAGGCGGGATCCCGGACTTCTCGCAGCCGGCGCCGAGGAGGAATCGGTAATGGCCGAAACGCGCGCCTTCCGGTACGAGACCGTCACGTATAGCGGCGGCGTCGATCAATACGATGACCCGATCCCCGGCGTTCCGGAGATCGTCATCCGAACGTTCTTCGTCGAGAAATTCACGCCGAAGGGTTTCCGGGTCGGCCTCGGAAACGGGTCGCGCTTCGTGAACACGTCCGCGCAAAAGCAATACGCGCACCTCGATCCGAAGGACGCTCTCATCGCGTACCGGGAGAGGAGGAAGAGCGAGGAACGAATCCTCCGAAAAAGACTCGCCGACTGCGTTCGGCTTCGAGAGGACGCCGAACGGCGAATCGTCGGACTGGAGAATCCGAAATGACCGACCACGCCCTCAACGAACCCGTCGCCCGGCGGCGACGTCTCCAGGCCTCATCGCGCGCCGTCATCGGCACGCTCCTCATCCGCGAGGGCGACGGCGAATCGGTCTTGACGAAAAAGGCCGCCTCGACCGACGAGATCCGCCGGCTCATCGAGGCGGGCTACCGGCCGGTCGGCCCGGTCGGATGGGCCGCGCTCCGGCGCGGCGGGTTCCTGCCCGAGGGCGAGAGCTATCTGGGCGGGCGTGGGCGAGAGGAGGACGAGCGATGACCGAAGAAGAATTGATCAATACGCCTGGGATTCGGGTGATACTTCCGGATTATCAGCAATGGTGGTGCTCCAGACGTCGGCCGCCACTAATTCTATACGACGTCGAGAATCCGGAGACGGTCTTCTATTTCACCGGATCACGGATCGGTGATCGGCCGTCGGACTGCACGCGCGTGTTCGATTGGGGCGACTTCTTCCGGCTCAGTTCGGAGGAGGAACGCAAGCGATACGGTGAGGATGAGCGATGAAACTAAAATGTGCTGCGTGTGGGGACTGGACCGAAGAGCATTACAACGGTGAGGCATTGGGAAACGATGGATGCGCCGAGTTCGTTCTCGCCGGTTCCAGTGGCCGTTGGACGCCGCCGAAGGTCATTGATCAACCAAGATTCGGCGCGGCTTCGCAATACGTCGTCGCCCGGCTCGACGAGATCTCGGAGCGAATCGACGCGCTTGAAAAATCGGTTCGCGCATCTGTCGAGATTATGTGCGTCGGGAGGCAATCCAATGGATGAGCGTCATGAGAACGCGGCCGAGGACGTTCGCCAAACCGTCACTCTGTTCAGAAAGGGGGTCGTCGCGATCTCTGACATAACAAAATCGCCGTACGAGAATATCGTCAAGGATCATTCGGATTTTCTGATGAAGGATCTTCAGCGAATCGCAAAGGCGTATAACCTTCCCGTCAACACGCTCGTCGGAATGGCCTTTCTCGATCTTCGATTGATGAGGTCGGGACAGTGACCCCCGTCGAGCGCCTCTACGCCGAAGCGAAGCGCGGCCGTCGAACCCTGTACGTCCGCCCCGACGAGATCCCCGAAGTCGCGGAGTTCTTCGCCAGGACTCGAACGCGCGAGGTCCGCGACGCCGCGGGCTGGGCGCGCCGGATCCTGCGCGGACACGGCTCGATCCAGGGGGCGCGGATCAGGGTTCGGGTTTAGATGGGGCGGACGGGAACTCCGTCGAACAGGGAGAGAGCACCATGCGAGAGTTTGCCGACAAGCTGGAAGCGGCCCGCGCGGAGGTTGCTCGATTGGAGCGGTACGCGGCCACCGCAACGTGCCGGGAAGTCGGTTGCGACATGCAACATGCTGGCGGGCGCAATGCCGGGTGCAGCGAATGGGGCTGCTGTTGCTCTGTGCCGGTCTACGTCTGCACCCGGTGCGGGGACAGCGACTATGGGGACAACGCCGAGGCGGTCGAGCGCCGGGCCGAGTGCGCCGACCGCACGGCTTCGGCGCGGGCCGACATGGGCGTGCTGTAGGGCAGAGGGGAAATCCGCCCACTTCAAAATAGCAGGAGGTTTGATGAGCCGGTCAGTCGGGTACATGCGCGAGGAGATTGAGCGCCTAAAGGCCGAGAACGAGCAGTTGCGGGCCGACTATGCAGCCTTAGAAGCTGACGTGCGGGACGTGCGAGACGCCTTGGCTCGGACCTTCAGCAAGGACGACCCGGCGCAGATCTTCACGAGCGCCACAGACAAGCTAGAGCGGGCACCGGTCCTTTGGGCATACGAGCGGGCGAACAGCGTTGTTGGGGCCGGAGCGTCGCAGCCGCAATGGGTCAACCTGTACCGAGAGGCTTGCGAGCGCACGAGGAATGGCGGGTAGAATGTGGGGTAACGGAACCAGCCATTTTACCCCACATTCCCAAGGCGGCGGCAGAGCGCGAAGGCCCGGCAGGCGGCATCCGTCCAGGCCGCGCAGAATGTGGGGCGGATTGAGGGGTGAAGCCGTTTTCAGGCCATTCACCTCACCCTGAAACGATGCCAGATGGAGCGCATACAGACCATGAACCCCGTCAATAAATTAAACCCAGAGGCATATGCTCGTGTACTCGATGTGGTGCGTAAGGCGGACTTGTTGGTGGACAGCACATTCAACGGAGGGATGGAAAGCCAATTCGTTTCACAGAACGCATGGCTTGAACTTTCGCACGCGCTTCTTGCGCTGCGTAACATAATACCCATCGAAGAAAAACCGGCTGAAACGCCTCACGCCGTCGTACTGTTCTGGCCGGAGATGGATAGCTCAAACGAGCGGCTGAACGAGGATGAGGTCCTGTCCGCCGCACTTACAGACACATGAGCAGGGCGGAGGGGGCATCCGCCTCCTCTCCCTAAAAAGGCGCTTTTCTTTTAATCCCGGGCGTGCCATACCTCCGGCGGGGCATCATCGACCCCGCTGGAGACCATCATGACCACGAAGACCGGAATCCAGGGCATCGCCGCCGGCCGCTCGGACACGTTCCGCATCAGTCTCGACGACCTCCACATCCGCCAGGGCTGGAACGCCCGAGACGTCGACTTCAACCCGAACGACGAGGACGATCTCGCGCTTGCGCAGTCGATCGCCGAGGTCGGCGTGAAGGAGACGATGACGGCGATCTGGGAGGACGGCCGCGCCTACATCACCAACGGCCACCGTCGCCGCGCCGCAGCGCTCTACGCCCGAGACGTCCTGAAAGCCGAGATCAAGACCGTCCCGGTCCAGACCGAGGCCCGGTACGCGTCCGAGGCCGATCACGTCCTGTCGCAGATCGTCCGGAACTCCAGCAAACCGCTGTCACCGTTCGAGAAGGGCAAGGTCTTCAAGAAGCTCCTCGATCTCGGCTGGAACGAGGGCGAGATCGCCAAGAAGACCGGCATCACCCGCACGCGCGTCGTGCAGTTGCTCGAAGTTCAGTCGGCCCCGGAACAGGTCAAGGCGATGGTCCGCTCCGGCGAGGTCTCTGCCGACCTCGCGATGAAGACCGTTCGCGCGGCCGAGGGCGACACCGGCAAGGCCGTGTCCGATCTCGCTGGCGCCATCGAGACCGCGAAGAAGGCCGGGAAGACCCGCGCCACAGCCAAGCACGTCGAGGGTGGCGAGCCGCGCTCCTCGCTCAAGAAAGCCGTCGGCGAAATGCTGCGCGTCTCCGAGGTTGATATCGATGAGACCGAAGGCACCGTGACCCTGACCCTGCCGAAAAGTTACTTCGACCGTCTGAAGGAGGCGGCGGGGTATTAGGGCAAATGAGAGAGGAGTCGAACATGGAAAACGAGAGCATCCCGCAGCTACAAATTCGGGTCGAAAAGTTGCTCTGCAAGGCGCTTGATCGAGAATGGGCGCCGAGCGGATTTAGCATCGTTACGCTCTGCAATGACGTGGCTGCGTTGCGTGAGGAAAACGCTCGGCTGCGAGAAGCGAACGAAGCGTTGGGCGCCATGCTCAATCCGGTCGAGTAGGGCGGAGAGGGCGCGTCCGCCCTCTCTCTTTTTTCCAAAAAGACGCTTTTCTTTTCGCTCGAATGGGCGCATACAGGTTGCGGGGCCGGTGACGAGAGCCCCGCCGGAGATCGATCGATGACCCCGACCGTCCAGCAAACCGCCTTCCTTGACGCCCTGACCGGCTCGACCTCGAACCTCGCGCTCGTTGCCCGCGCCGGGTGCGGCAAGACCTCGACGATCCTCCTCGGCGTTGATGCCGTCCGGCGCGCCAACCCGCGGGCCGAGGTGCTGGTCTGCGCGTTCAATAAGGCGATCGCGACCGAGGTCGCCGAAAAGCTCAAGAAGGCCGGTCACGACGACTGGCGCTCGGTCCAGGCCTCGACCCTGCACGGCCTCGGCTTCGGTCTCCTGAAGTACGCGTTCAAGCCGAAGGTCAACGAGAAGAAGGTCGAGGCGCTCGTCGATGAGGCGGCGTCGATCTCGAACATCGAGGTCTATTCGACTTATCGCGCTCAGATCATCTCGCTCGTGCGCTACGCCAAGCAGGCCGGCTTTGGATTCTTCTCTGATCTCCCGGTGAACGACGACCGTCCCTGGTTCGACCTCGCCGACCACTTTGACGTCAACGGCCTCGACGACACCTCCGAGGCGGCCGACGTCGTCGCCGCGGCGCGCTCGATCTACCGGGCCTCGCTCGCTCAGACCGACGTCGTCGACTTCGACGACATGATCCTGTTCCCGCTCGTGAAGAACTTAACGGTCAAGTTCGGCAAGGACATCGTCTTCCTCGACGAGGCCCAGGATCTCTCCCGCGCCCGTCAGGCGCTCGCCCGCAAGTTCGTGAAGCGCAACGGCGGCCGAATGATCGTCGTCGGCGACGACCGGCAGGCGATCTACGGCTTCTCCGGCGCCGACGCCGCCGCGCTTCCGAACCTGATCGAGAGCCTCGACGCCACAGTCCTGCCGCTGTCGGTGACATGGCGTTGCCCGAAGGCCGTCGTCGAGGTCGCCAAGACCCTGGTCCCGGACATCGAGGCCGCTCCCGAGGCACCCGAGGGCAAGGTCTCACGCGTCACCAAGCTCCCCGACGACCTGAAGGCCGGCGACGCGATCCTCTGCCGGAACACTGCGCCGCTCGTGAAGACCGCCTACGCCCTGATCCGCTCGGGCAAGCCCGCGAAGGTCGAGGGTCGAGCGATCGGCGATGGCCTGAAGGCGCTCGCCGGCCGGTGGAAGGTCTCGACCGTCTCGGCGCTCCTGAACAAGCTCGACGACTATCGCGAGCGCGAGATCCAGAAGGCCATGGCGAAGGGCAACGACGCCAAGGCCGAGGAGGTCGAGGACCGGGTCGGCACGCTGGTCGAGGTCTGCAACGCCGTGATCGCCTCGGGCAAAACCGGCGTCGCCGACGTGCGCGAGTTCATCGACCGCCTGTTCGCCGACGACGCGAAGGGTGCGATCGTTCTCGCGACCTATCACCGCTCGAAGGGCCGCGAGTGGCCGAGGGTCTACCTGTTTGAGCACTCCTCCCGCTGCCCGTCGAAGGCGGCGAAGAAGGCTTGGGCTCTACTTCAAGAACACAATCTTTACTACGTAGCTGTGACTAGAGCACAAGAAGAGCTAGTATTCGTGGAATAAATAGTCACCCGCCGGGGCCTTCGGGCCTCGGCTCTCGAACGGAGGATCTGATGAACGATACCGAACACGCACATGCGGAAGCGATCCGCCACGTAGATTGGTGGACGATCAAGGAAGAGGTCTGGGGCCTGATCGTCCGGGGCTACCTCCCGGCCTTCGTTAAAGCCCTCGACGAGCGCCGAACAAACGCCGGCCGCGCCTACATCACCCAGGCGCTCGCCAGCTTCGACAACGACCCGGCCGACAGCGACTTTCAACTCGGCTACCTCGCCGCGCTCCGCATCATAGGGCGCGAGGCGCTCGGGATGGAGATCGCGGATCCGGAGGTGCAGGCCGGCGAGCGGATCGAACGGCCGAAGCTCAGTGTGATCGATGGAGGAACGCAAGATGACATAAAGAAAACCCGGAAAGATCATGATCATATCCGTCTGTGGCCTATCGAATGGGCCGACGAGAAGATCACGGTCGACGAGGCGAAATCGTGAAACGCCGCCCGCCCCTCTACGCCGTCCTCGGAGCGCTCGCCGCGACGGTCGCGCTCTGGATCCTCGCAACCGCGGTCGCCGGCCGCATCATCTGGACTTGGTAGCCATGAACGATATCCCGGACGGCCCCGCGCCGCGGCCCGACCTCGAAGGCCGACCGATGACGATCGAGAACCTCGGTGGACCCGAGAAGCAGACGCACGGGACGCCTGAGCGGCCGTTCCCGGACATGGACCGAACGGATGTAGCGAATCCGGAGAGGATCGTTGCCGAGGAGGACAAGCGCGCCGAACTCGACGCGGAGGCCGTCGAGGCGATCCGCAGGGAGGACGCGCGATGATCGAGGAACGCGACACAGCCTTCTATATGAGCTGGCTTCACCGGCTGATCTACGACCTCGCATGGCCTTCGTACGCGTGCGAGCTTTGCGTCGGCCAGGAGGAATGGCGCGGGTGCCAGTGCGAGTATTACGGAGCGATCGCCCCGTACACGCCTCCGAGGCCGATCCACACGCTCGCGCGTCAGGTCTGGTCGTTCATCGCGCGGCGGTGCGAGATGTATGACCCGGCGGCGAAGTGGCCGTCTTAAAATACGCTTTTCTTTTGCGCTCAGGGGTCTTATACAGGTCCCGGGGCGTAAGCCTCGAACCCAGGAGCCCCGACCGTGTCCCTCGAAGACCTGTCAAAAGCGATCCTCGGTCGCCGGGAGGTCGATCAGCTTACCGAGATCCTGATCAAGGCGCCGGTCGAGCCGACGGCGGATCGGCTTTCGTCGATCAACCGGTTCAAGAACACGATCCATGCGATCCTGCCGGACATCGGTGAACAGGTCGCCGACGAGATCCTGGGCACGCGGCCGATCAAGGCCGCCCGGGATCTGACACGCCTCGCCCTGAAGGCCTCGGGTGTGAAGAAGGCGCCCCTCGTCGAGGACAGCGCACGGCCGGTCATGCCCGCGCACAAGCCGACGTCGCAGAAGGGCAAGCTCAAGCGGAAGGGCACAGGAACGCCGAAAATCCGCCCTCACAGGCCGGACGGGTCAACGACGGGGATCCTGTCGAATTATGCCGGGTGCCGCCTGTACGCCTCTCCTGTGCTCGTCTGGTTCACACCTGGGAGCCTGTCCGAGCGGTCGTACCGGCTCGTCAAGGAAAACCCCGGAATCACGTACCGCGAGTTCAAGGAGCGCGGCGGAGACACGGATCACCTGTCCCGAGAAGTCGCGAAGGGGAAGATTATCCCCGTTCCCATGGAAGGAGAATGAACATGCCACCCTGGATCCTCGTCATCACGACCCTTGCCGTCGGCGGAGGCTCGACCTCCGCATCGATCGAGACCGCGACCGTCCGGATCGCGAACGAGATCACCTGCCGGACGATGGCAGAGGACTTCACCTACGACCGCACCGTCAATGGCGTCCGGCTCACCGGCCGCGCGCGGTGCTACCTCGATGCTCCGGACGTCGTCGTCCCGGGTCGGCCGTGAATAGGAAAGAGACGATGAGCAAAAATGACGGCGGCCCGGTGATCCGGGTCTCGAAGGAAGAAGTCGGTCGTCCGATGATTCCGCGCGGTGTCTTGATCCTCCCTTTCGGACCGCACGGCAACCCGTCCTCGATCTACGTCGGCGAGCGCATCACGTTCACGCAGACGATCGAGTTCGAGGGGCGCCGCTTCGATCTCACGTATCATGGTGCGGAGGTCGAGGACGTTTTCGGACCGGAAGATAAATCGTTCGGCGAGCCAGGAATCCACGTCTTCGTCGGACCGGACGTTCCTGTGACCTGGGAGGCAAAGTGATGGCGCGAATCTTCGAATGTGACCGCTGCGGGGAGATTTCTCGCCTTCCGGCTCCTGATCTCCCGAAGGGCTGGATGCGTCTCGAAACGGCGACTCGCAACGTCTCAAACCCTCATAGCGAAAGGGGAATCTTTGAGGAGGGCGATTTCTGCCGAGGATGCGCCATGGATCTTATCGAGTGGCGACAGCCTCTGCCACGCGCAAAGCCTCGCGACTGACGCCCAACCCGACCGAGGTACGGGTTCCAATTTACCCCTCGAATCCTGAAACTCCCTGGTGCGAGTTCGTTTTCTATTATGGATATATATTCTTATCTTATATATAAAGAAGAAGAATATATACGTATATAAACGCCAGAGAGTTTCAGGATCCCTGCCGTAAATTGGAACCCGTACCTCGCCCAGCCGAACCGAAGGAGACGAAAAATGGAATGGGACGAGTACCTGTACGGCTTCGCCGAGCACGCCGCGCGGAAGTCGAAGGACGCGACCAAGGTCGGCGCCGTTCTCGTTGCGCCGAACGGCCGGAGCGTCCTGCTCACGGCGTTCAACGGCCCGGCCCCTGGCGTCCGCGATCTCCCGGATCGGCGGGAGCGGCCACGGAAGTACCTGTTCGCGAACCACGCCGAGCGGAACCTGATCGCTACCGCCGCATATCACGGGATCCGAACGCAGAACACGTCCGTGTACTGCACGCATCGGTGCTGCTCGGCCTGTGCTGGCGAGATGATCGCCGCAGGAGTTTCTCGGTTCACATACGGCCCTGGCCGGTTCGGCGGTGACAACGAGCAATGGGACGCGGCGTCTGACATGCTCAGAGAGGCCGGAGTTTCGTACGGGGCAGCATTCATCGAGGTCTCAGGCGAGCCGCGGCGCTGGAGCTTCGATGATTACGCGATCGGCCGTCTTTCCGAATCGGGCTCGACGATCGAATCCCGCGAGATCCTGAAGCCGGAGGATATGGCCCTTCGGACTTGGTACGTCTTCGCTGGCCGCATGATCGAAAACCTCAACAAGGCGGAAGGTCGTCGATGATCCTCGAACTCACCGAGACCTCCGCTCTCCTCCGGACCGCGGCGACGCCCGACGTCCTGTTCGTCGCCGGCCGGCTCGAAGGCCGTCGGCGCTGGAGCCCCGCAGGACTGCACTTCGAGCCGACTGGCCACAACCTCGAACGGATCCGGATGCTCCCCGGCGTCGCGGCCCCTGATCCGACGCCCGAGGTCGAGGCGTTCGAATCCGACCGACCGCCGTACGTGTCGAAGACGAAGGCGTTCCCGCATCAGGATGAGGCGCTCCGGCGGATGCTCGACCGGTTCGCCCTGTTCATGGACATGGGAACGGGCAAGTCGAAGGTCGCGATCGACCGGGCCGGGCAACTCTGGGCCGAGAACCGGATCGACGCCGTCCTCGTCGTCTCGAAGAAGGGTCCGCACCGGCAGTGGATCGCCGAGCAATTCCCGGCGCATTACGGCTCCGACGCCTGGGACGGTGCCTTCTGGCCGATGTCCAGGCTTCCCGAGACGCTTCTCGTGAAGGACGGGCGCCTGAAGGTGTTCGCGATCAACTATGACGGCGCCAAGGCCGAGAAGGGCAAGCGCGCCGCGCTCGACTTCGTCACTGCCCATCGCGGCCGGGTGTTCATCGTCGCCGACGAGAGTCAGGAGATCAAGAACGCGGCCTCGGCGCGCTGGCGGGCGATGGACGAGATCCGCAAGAAGGCCGCGAGCCCGGTCCGAACGCTCCTGACCGGAACGCCGATCGCCAAGGACCTGACCGACGAATGGGCGCAGTTGAAGTGGCTCGACGAGTCGGTCCTCGGGATCAAGTACGTCACGACCTTCCGGGCACGCTTCTGCCGGATGGGCGGTTACGAGGGCCGGGAGGTCGTCGGCCACACCAACATCGACGAGTTCCGGCGTCTGACCGACCCGGTCTCGTTCCGGGTGACGCAGGAGGACATCGGACTCCTACCGCCGGTCTTCGAGGAGTGGACCTTCGACCTCGACCCGCGCCAGATCGCGGCGATGCGCGCGCTCAAACAGGAGCTTCTCGCCGAACTCGAATCCGGTGCCGAGATTACGGCCGCGAACATGGCTGTCGCGACCTCTAAGATCCAACAGATCTCGAACGGCTTCGTTCTCGACGAGAATCGTCGGGCTCACCTCCTCGTCGAGCCGGCCAAGAACCCGCGGCTCAATGCGATGGAGGAGTATCTCGACGCGCACGACGGCCGGAAAATCGTGATCTGGGCGAAGTTCCGCCAGGACATCGCGCTCATCGCCGAGCGCCTCGACCGGATCGGACGGACGTTCGTCGAGTACCACGGCGGCGTGACCGACAAGGCGCGAGCCGAGAACGTCGAGTCGTTCCTTTCGCCGCGGGGCGCCGAGGTGTTCGTCGGAAATGCTCAATGTGGTGGCGCCGGCCTCAACCTTCAGGGAGCGTGCGTCTCCGACCTGTACTATTCGAACGACGACCGAGCGCTCGATCGATGGCAGAGCGAGAAGCGGATCCAGCGGATCGGAGCGAGCGGTCTCGTCACGCATACCGACCTGATCGCGAACCGATCCGGGGACCGAAAGATTCTCGCGAACCTGAAAAGAAAAAAGAGTATATCGGAACTCGGAATCGGCGATTATCGCGAGATGCTGGAGGCGCTACCGTGAAACTGTCCAAGTCCGAGGAAAAGATCCGGGAGGCGCTCGAACGCGGCCCGCTCGACGCGGAGGCGATCGCCGCGATCCTCTACGTCGACCGTCCGAGGCCGACTTACTGGCGCTCGTCGATCTCCGCGATCATGCGGTATCTGCGGTTCAAGACCTCGAACGATCCGCGGCCGGTCATCCGCTCGTCGGAACTCGGTCGCGGCCGGAAGGCAGAATATGCCTTGGGAGGTGAGTGATGCCTGATCCGAGATCGAGAATCACCGACGGTGCGAAACGGAATATCTGTCCGAAGTGTGGCCTGTTCGACACGAAAGAGCGCCGGGAGCACTGCCCGAAAACCGACTGCGCGCTCCGCTACGGTGCGATGAAGCCGGTCCAGTACCCTGACACGCTCTCGAAGCGCGTCGGGAACTGGCTGTTTGGGATTTTTGCGGGGAAGCGCTGATGAATGGGAATTTGCCTGATGGCGTCGAGATGGGCCTCGACTTCTATGTCGTCTCCGATGAGGCCGGCGTCGAGGCGGTCTTCTCCGTGAAGGGTCTTCCGAAATATCCGGACTGGTCAATCACGCCTGAAATCGAGCCGCTTGCGATCCTAATGGCCCTCGGTCAGCCGATCGAACCACTCCGCGCGCTCGCCGACGACTGGCGGATGATGACCCGATCTGAGGTTTACGATTACAAACGTCGGGCGCGCGACGAGCAGATCGAGGACCGGCGCCGGAAGTCCGAGGAGATCGAGGAGTGGTGAGGCCCTAGCCGAATCACCCCGGGACACCGTAAAAAATACCGAGTCTGACGAAAAAACGCTTTTCTTTTTCGTCGGGATCAGGTTTACTCCTCCTCGTACCCGAACGGAGGATACGACAGTGTCCCATCACCCCGAAATCACCGCCTTCGTCTGTGCGGGCCTCGGCATGAGCCCCGCCCTCGCTCTCTGGGCAATCTTCAATTTCTTTGACAATCGCGGAGACGACCGGTGACAGACTCGGTCTCCGCGGTCCTCGTGAACCGCCTGAATGCCGTCCTCCGCTCGGTCGAGTACCGGGCCGGCGACCTCCGCGCCCTGGCCGAGGCTCACCGCCTCCGCGCCGACCTCGCTGCCGGATACACCGCTCGCCTCGCGCGACGCCTCTCCAAGATCGGAGCCTGAACCATGACCCATCAGATCGAAGAATCCGACGCCATCGCCCGCGCCTACGAGGCGCAGCAATTGGCTGACTATCAGGAGGAGGTCCGCCTACTCGACGCGATCTACGCCGCCACGGCGCGGCTCCTCTCGTCCGGCGATCCCCGGCTCGCGAACCGCGACGCGGTCGTCCGGAAGGTCCTGGCTAAACTCGACGAACTCGGGATGGAGTAAGAATCATGAACAAGGAATTCGCCGAACGCTGGGTCGCCGACCTCCGCGACCCGAACAACAAGCAATGCACGTCCGTCCTGCACGACGGCGTCGGTTACTGCTGCCTCGGGCGAGCGGTCGTCATCGGTGGGTTTAAGCTCGTACCGCGGCGCGTTGAAGTCGAAGGCGACGATATCGAAACACGAAAGGACGAGTTTGTCCTCGACGGTACGCAGGACGACGAGGGGATCGGCGGCGAGTACGAGGCGCTCGAAGCTAGGACGATGGAGACCCTCGGATTTTCCGGTCCTCAGGGTGAGCCGAAAGATGGAACGCTCACGATCGCCGGTCGAATTTTCAAGAGCCTTGCAGAGGCAAACGACGAGGGGATCACCTTCGCCCAGATCGCCGACTGGGTCGAAAAGAACTGGGAGCGCCTGTGATGATCCAACTTACCCCCGAAGACCACGCCCAGGCCGCGGCGCTCGCCGCGCGGATGAAGGCCGAGTTCCCGAAGCATCCGCCGAAGATCGCGATCGCGGCGGTCCACATGCTGACGCTGGAGATTGCTGTCCAGTTGTCCGGCGGCAAGAAGAAGGCCGCGCTCGATTACCTGAAGGCCATGGCCCACGACGGCCGCGATTCGATCCGAAGGTACTTCGCCGCGGTCGAGGAAAAGTCACGGATCGAGGCAGAAGCTGCAAAGGAGCGAGCGCACGCTCTCGCACCTCTCACCCTCGGAACCAAGGAAAACGCACGATGAACGACCTATCCTTCGGCGCGCTCCGCGCCGCGAACGAAGAGCGCCAGAAGCTCTGGTGCCCGGATCAGGTTCCGGATCTCGCGTTTCGTGCGGTCGAACTCGGCGGCGAGGTTGGCGAGGCCCTGAACGTCGTCAAGAAGCTCGAACGCGAAAGGCTCGGCTGGCGCGGCTCGCGGGCCTCGAAGGAGGATCTCGCGAGCGAGATCGCCGACGTGATCATCTGCGCCGACCTCCTCGCCCAGGCGGCCGGGATCGACCTCGCCGAGGCCGTCGCGGAGAAGTTCAACGCAACGAGCGAGAAAGTCGGCCTTCCGACGCGGCTCTGGCTGTCACAGACGCTCGACATCGAGCCCGAGGGAGGGAATTTCTAATGACCAAGCGATCCGAGATCCTAATCGCTGCCCGCACGATCATCGCGGACCCGGAGCGTTGGACGCAGGGGCATCTCGCAAGAGATTCCGAAGGAGAAATTCGCCGACCCGATGAGCCAGAGGCTTGCAAGTTCTGCGCGTACGGAGCGGTTCTTTATGCCGCTCATCGCCTCGGAGCACATGATCGAGAAGGTCCTTTGACTGGGCAGACTCTCGATGTGGCCGCGAAAAAAATTAAGCCGGAAGAGATGAAACATTCCGGATCTCTTCGACCCATCGCTTACCTTAATGATTATTTCGGGGACACAAGCCGGAAGCTGGTTCTCGATGCTTACAACCTCGCGATTCAGATCGAAACCGCTCGGGAGAACGCGACGGAGATCGAACGATGACCACGACCGCACTCGCCCTCCTCCTCGCCGGCCGGGAACTGATCGCGGATCCGGAAAGGCACGCGACCGGTGCTCTTGCTCGGGACCGGACCGGCATGAAGGTGCATCCGGCGGCGCCTTGGGCTTGTCGTTGGTGCGGACTCGGCGCTCTCGTTTCTGTAACGGAAAAATATGTCGGTCCTGGGGAAATTGATTCAGCCCGGAACCAGGCGACCGAACTTCTCAACGCCGCGGCGTACGAGGTCGAGCCGGATCCCTTCCCGATCGTCGACCCGGTGCTCAAAAGCCGGCACGTCGCGTTCTTGAACGATGGCCCCGACGGACACCGGAAGGTAATCTCCGCCTACGACATCGCGATCGAGCGGGCACGTGCGAAGGAGGCGGGGTCGTGAACCTGATCGACGAGATCCTGGCAACCGCCCCGAAGCACGAGCCGGAGTTCGAGGCGCGGATTTACGATCTCGCCGGACGGCTGGTCGATGCCCTGTTGATGGAGCGAAAGAGCGGCGCGCTCTACGCCTCGGAAACGTACACCGGCCCAGACCGGATCGCTATCGTCACGCTCTTCCGAGATGGGGTTCCTATTGCCGTCCTCGGACACGGTGTCACGATCGCGACAGGATTTTACGTGAATGCAACGATCCCGGATCCAAACGGAAACCTGGGGCGCTGGTAGATACGAAAAGACCCCGCCTGGAAGCCCGAGGCGGGGTCAAGTGTGGCGGAGTTCAGGGAGGAACATCCGCGGCCGTTGTAGACCCTCCAGAATCGAAATTCTAGTTGCACCACGCCTCGATGAAGACGGTCGGCGTTCCGGTTGTAGCGAGATTGAGCGACAGCACGCCGAGGAGCGAGACCGTTGCGGCCTGCGAGACGTTCCCGGAGATCGTCGTCGTCGTGACCGTCGAGACGTTCGCCATCCGGACACCGGCCGCGGTCGCGTCGACGCCCTGGGCCTGGGCCTGAACGTTGTAGGGCGCGGCCGTGCATCCAGCGGACGAGATCGAGACGGACCAGAGGCCGTTCGAGGCTGTGACCGATCCAACCCAGACCTTCGCGCCGGTCCGAAGACCGCTCGGGCCGTAAGTCGGGACGATTCCGGCGGGTCCAGTTGCACCCGTAGCACCTTGGAGACCAGTTGCACCGGTTGCTCCTGTCGGACCAGTCGCTCCTGTCGGACCAGTCGCTCCGGTCAGGCCGATCGGCCCTTGGGCACCTGTCGCACCGGTATCGCCTTTCGGACCTGTAGGACCGGCCGAGCCTGTCGCACCCGTTAGGCCAGTCGCGCCGGTCGCTCCTATCGGCCCTTGCGGTCCGGTCGCTCCTGCTGCTCCCGTGTCGCCCTTCACACCCTGAGAGCCGGTTGCGCCAACGCTTCCCGTTGCGCCCGTATCGCCTTTCGCGCCCGTTGCTCCAGTCGGGCCGGTCGCGCCTGTCAAGCCTGTGGCGCCCTGCGGCCCCGCGGATCCGGTATCGCCTTTCGCGCCCTGAATTCCTTGCGCACCGGTCGCGCCCGTATCGCCTTTTATTCCTTGCGAACCCGTTGCACCCGACGGACCAGTCGCACCCGACGGACCAGTCGCACCCGTTGCTCCACTTGCGCCAGGAATGCCCTGCGGACCCTGAGTGCCGGTCGCACCCGTATCGCCCTTGGCGCCGGCCGCTCCTGTCGATCCGGCTGGCCCCTGAGCACCCGGAAGACCATCCTTTCCGGCGGGGCCAATTGGACCCTGAGCACCGACGGCGCCGTTCGCGCCAGGAGTCCCGGTCGGTCCGGCGATGCCCTGCTGTCCTGTCCCATTCTGCCGAACGAACGCACCGGCCGGCGCGCCTGCGAAGACGAGGAGCCCGAGTGCGGCGGCGAGAAGGCTCTTACTGACCGAAGCCATACGACCACTCCAGGGGCGCGTACGTCGTCGCGCTCGTAATCGGGTTGCCGGGCATCGAGACGGCGAGCGTCGATCCGCACATCGGATACTGCGTCGAGAACACGCCGACGAAGCCCGGCGGGACGAGCCAGCCGGTCGTCGGGGTCACGGCCTGATTCGCGCAGTCCGCAGCCGTCGAGAACCCCTTGAACCGGACATAGACCGAGTTCGGGTTGACGACGTAGAAGCTCGTGACGCGCTGGCCACTCTTCGGATCCTTGAGACGGTCCTGCGGAACCATCGTCATTGTCGGCGTCGCGGCGACGGTCAATTGAACCGGGTCGCTGATCCGCCGGAACGGGATGCTCTGCGTGCTCTGCGCGAAGGCCGGAGCGACGAAGAGCAGAAGAGCGAAAAGAGGAGCGAGGCGCCGCATCACTGCTGATACCCAAGTTGAAACGCCGTGATTGATCCGGCGTCGATTCCAGTCGTGTCGTCGTCCGTTGGAGACGAGCCAAAGGCGTAGACGAGACCGTTCGAGAACGAGACGCCGGCACTGCCTGCGAAACTCGTCGACGGCGCGCAGTTATTCGCGAGAAAGGGGTACGGTCCGGCGAGGACCGGCGTTGTTCCGGGCGTCACGGAATCAACGGTTGCGGCATCGTACAGGCGCATATAGATGGTCGTCGCGGTCGTGTTGCAGCCCTGATACATGGTCGTCCGGCCGGCGCCGGACTTCGCAAGCGTTGCGTTGCTGCCGGCCGCGGACGACGGCATCCGCGAGAAGGACATCTGGACGGTTGCTGCCGGAGCCTGGGTCGAGGCGCCAGTCGAGGCAGAAGCTCCGGACGATGCCGTTCCGGGGATCGAGGCGACCGAGGTTCCTGCCGTGATCGCACGGGCGTAGACGTGAGCCCCAGCGGTCGGGTTCGGGAACAATCCGTTCTCCGGCGTCCAACTGATCCCAGGCACGTCGATCGTCGCCGGCTGCGTTGGGTTCACGACGAGGGCGGCAATCCCGGAGAGTGTCGCAACGGAGCACGGCGCCGTACAGATATCGGTCCAGTCCGTCTGTGAGAGAGCCGAGCGCGTCGTCTGAGCCGGCGCAGAGATCGTCCCGAAGGCGAGAAGGAATAGGGATAGAAGGAGCCTCATTCTCGGCGCGTCCTTATCCGTCACATGAAACTTCGAACGGCGTCAGGGCGTCGCGCTGGCGCTGCGGGAAATAACTCTGAAGCCAGTTGCACGCCGCGGTCGGGACCGTCCGAATCTGTGCCGAGCCGCACGGGAAACTTTTCGGAATCGAGACGGCGAGCGTTTGCGGTCGTCCGTTGAAGCGCCAGGGTGTCGCGGTTTCTTCAAGTGGCAGGATGATCGGCGGATGATCAGGATCCGCGACGCTCTCGACACGGCGCTCGAAGCGGAGATCGCAATTGTCGAGATACGTCCGGGTCGCGTAGATTTTTAGGACGCCTCCACGCTCGACCGGATCAGGCGCGACGTCGATCGCCTGGACGATGTAGGGCCAATGCCAATCGCCGGCTTGGAACGCGATAACGGGAAAGAGCGCGAGGACGAACAGGGCGCCGAAGATGTGCAGAGCGAATACGAATCGGCGCTGGATCTTTATCACCCGCTATGACCTTTCAGGTATCCGAACAGTTCCTTCAAGAACGGAACCTGCTCGTAGCCCCACTTCGCGAATCCGTAAACGGGGATCGCGATCGCGAGACCGGCCTTCCATGTCGCGCTCCAGACCCGATGGAATACCGTGCGATCGGCCTCGCGTCGAGCGACTTTGAGAATCGCGGCGAGTTCGTCGTCATTGAGCGAGGACAGGACGAGGAGCGTCGCGGCCTCATCGGTCCCGACCGCGGCGAAGAAGTCGATCAGGTAACGCGGGAACCGGACGAGTTCGTCCGGCCCGTGGAGCGACTTGCCGATGTCCTCCTCGCGCAACTCACGGCCGAGCAATCGACGAGCCGTGAGCACCGTCTGAGCGAGGTCGTTCTCGGGCGGATCGACGAGTGTCTCGCGTGCCTTCTTGGCGGCATCGGCGAGAAGCGTCTCGGGCTCGCGCATCGCTCGCGCCGCCCCGTCGACGACGGCCCGGGGATCGAGCGGCTTCTTAGGTCTACCGTTCATCGCCCTTCCGGATCGTCGAAGGCGGACCGACCCTTAGAGTCAGCCCTGACGATCCGGCTTATGCTTTTTCCAAGCCCTGCGGAACGATCTTGATTCGCTCCCTAACCTAGTTTGTGGACGCGCTCGAAGGACCGACGCCCGTCAGCGACGAAACGACGCCGGGCGTGTTGATCTCGCTTGCGGTCTTAGGCTTGACGACGACCGCGTCGACTTGTTCGAGACTGTTCGCGCTCTTGATCACTCCATGCGGGCGCCAGGACAACACGCCCCAGGCCGCGGTCGCGACGAGGCCGATTAGGCTGACGAACGCCTCGATTACTGCCGGGTCGGTGAAGGTCGCGAGATCCTTCGCATTGCTGTAGCCGTGATTCCCGAGCCACGTCAGGAAGACGAGGAGCAGGATCCGGACGGAAGCCAGGGTCTGAGCGTTCGTGGGTGCCATCGCCGTTATCCGATATGGGGAGCGAGCTTCGCCCAGAGGTCATCCGGGAGACTGTCGAAGTCGGCTTTCGTGAACGACACGGTATGCCAGAAGCTGCAAGCGCGCAGCTTCGTGACGACGGCCGGCTTCAGACGAGGGAGCGCGTCGTGAACTTCTTTCGAGTTCAGCGCCATGCTGACCCCGGCGCCCAGGACGCCGCTCACCTCGTATGGAAACTTGATCGCGTATTTCCGAGCCATAGTGACCTCACTTCTTCACGCCGGGGACGACGATCATCTTCCCGTTCACGTTGACGACGCCCTCGACCTCCTCGCCGGGCTTCGGCTCGGGCTTGGCCGGCGGCTTCACGGTTTCCGGCTTCTTCTTCTCGTCGAGCGCGGAATAGGTCGCGGTCGAATTGACGGCGATCCGATTCTTGTAGGCCGTGCAGGCGAGGCCGGCGATCTTGGTGATCGAAATCACGGACGCGGCCGGCGGGTAGGCGGCAGCGACGAGCGCGGCGATACCCTCGACGCTCGGCTCGAACGCGCAGGCCTTGGTCGCGGTCGCTTGGACCTTCGTGGCGAACGCCTCGGCCTTCACTGGATCGATCCCGAGGGCGGTCAGGTTCGGGCCGGTAACGGAGCCGACGGCGATCGCAGCCGGGTTGACGGCGGCCTGGGCCGCAGTCTCGGCGGAGGTCAGGTTACAGGCCCCGAGCGAAGCGCCGAGACCGACGAGCAGGGTAAGGCGAAGGAGGTTTACGGTCTTCATCGTCAGATCCTTCCAGCGGTTATGATGGTCAAACAGAAAACGAGAATGCCACCGACCCAACATATCGAGCCGAAGAGATACGCCACGACGCACCACGCTTCCACCTTCTCGTCTCGGCCCACGGAGAAGGTCACGCGCGGCGCCGCTTTGGCCGGGCCTTGCGGGCGAGGACAGTCGCTTTCTTAGTGGCTGACTTGGCCGCGGCCTTCGGCTTTGCAACCGGCTTGGGAGCCGGGGTTGCAGGCGCTCCAGTTCGAATCGTGTATGCCTTATGTGCGAGGGCGACCCGCTGGCTCATCGCCTTAACACCCGCGCCCTCGTAGAGCTTCTCGACTGTCGTCGTCGCGTTCTCAATCGTCTTGCACTTCTTGACGGCCGTCACGACAGATTTATACGCGCCGTGAAGCTCGACGAGAACGTAAGAGAACGACGACTCGTCCGCTTTTGGGTCTATCTTATGCGCCGCGCAGTATCCGAGAAAAGCAACTCGACGCGGTCCGGTCCATTGCGCCCATCCGCGACCGCCTGTGTTCGCGGTGCTACCGATCTCCTGATAATGCTTAAATTCGCCGGTTTCGCGTGCGAAATTTCCCCAGAACCCGGACGCTTGGACGACCGTGAATCCAAACTCCTTTTCGAGACGCGGGCCGTACGCGGACACCACTTGTGAGAATCGGTCGGCCATTTCTGATTTTCCCGGGATCGGATTCTAATCGATCAATATACCCGCTTTTCTATTCGGGAAACAGATTTGATTCCGAGGGCACTTAATGACGCATTAAGAGACCGAGAACATGCTGGTGAGCAGGAACTTGGTCTGCGCGGTGCCGCCGTTGGTGTAGCGGACCCGCATGAGGTTGATTGCGGCGGGCACCTTCACGATCACGGTCGCGCCGGCCGCAACAGCGGTCCCGGCCGTCCCATTCATCGCGTACCAGTTCGTACCGTCCGGCGAGGTCTCGACAAACAGCGTGCCCGTTTGATCCGCGAAGGCGACGCCTGTGAAGTAGGCGAAGGCCGTCTGCACGTTCTGGCCGTAACCGGTATTGCGAGAGGCGCCGGCAAAGGTGCCCGCCGCGCCAAGAGCGGCGGTGCTCTCAGTGTAGGCCGTGCCGGCGGCGATGCGGCCGATGATGTTGGTGCTGACGCCGAGCACCAGACCGCTTGTGAGCGCGTACCAGATCGCCGACAGCCAACCGGTAAGGCCGACGCCGCCGGCCGGCATCGCTGCCGCCGTGATCTTGGCGCCCGCCGGCTCCAAATTCGTCAGATCAGTCGCGATGACGACCGAAGCCGAATTCGCACTCGTCTGAGTGCCGAGGCGGAGGAGTGCTGCTATCGTGGCGAGCCAACCGCGAATGCCGGTGCCTTGGTTCGCGACGGAAGGTGAAGCGGGATCTGCGCCGTCTTGGGCGACCGTACCGGGCACGCGCCCGAGCAGCGTCGTCCAGTTCACGAGCCCGCGCTTCTTTAAGGCTACGAGGCTGAATGCGCCTGTGTCGGAAGACGCCGAGCTATCGGACGGAGCGCCGAGAGCGTTTGATCCGTATGAGACGAGCAGCAGATCGCTCGCGTTCATCGCCGACGTATCGACGGAAAGCGTCAACGTGCTGCCCGAAAACGTCCCGCGGGCGCTCGTCAACGGCGCATACAACGTCTTTCCGCTCGGAATATGCTTAACGCCGAGAAGCTGGCTCGGATTGAAGCTGGCGACGCCCGAAAAGTTGATCGTGCCGGATCCCGAAGCTCCCGGCGTGAAAGTGTAGCCCGTCGAGAGGATCATGTCGCGGCCTCAACGGCGAAGAGCGAAAGGAAGTAAGCGTCATCCGACGTGACATTTCCGGACTGAAGAAGGCTCAGCGCGTTCGGCCACAAGATCTGAGATCCGTCCGGCATAGTCACGGTCGCATAGGGAAGCGCCGCGGTGACGATCGTCGCGGGATCCTGTGCAACCCGCGCCCCGCCGACGTCCACCTGGATCAGGGCGGCATCAGTCGGCATGGTCAGACTCCGTTACCGAGTGACTTGCTTCACCTTGTGCTTCGCCGGAAAGCTGCGCTTGCAGGCGTGCGATGATGGGCGCAGAAACCCGATAGGGCAGCTCCGCGAGCGCCGACGCGATGGCGAAAATGTCTTCCTCGGGAAGCGTCAGGGTGACGGTTTTCATTGAGATCTGACCATGGCTGGAAATCAGGATAGCGTGAGTGTAGCGCTGCGTACGACGCTATCCGCGCCCATAAACTGAAAGCGTAATGTCGTATTGGTGGGCGACGTGATCGTGAGCTGGCCAGGGGCGCCCGGCGCGAGAGACGGGGACGGGCGCAGGACGAGATCGCGGAGGTAGCCGACGCCGAACTCGTACCCCGGCGCACCCAGATTCGACCCATACTGAGCGCCAGGGCGTGCAGTCGGAACGAGAAGCATCCCGGCCGCAAAAGTGAGGTTTCCTTGGTTCGCCGATGTTCCGCCTCCGGAAGCGATGATTTGTGCATCGACGATACCATTTCCGGAGGACGAAAGATTGATCGCCGGAGTGCTCGCAGAACTGGCCGATCCCAAGGACAAGACTGCGTTGGCTTTCGCGAGTTGAAGGACACCCTCACCGAGGATCGTATAATCCGTTCGAATGATCGAATCGAGGAAATGGACTCCAGGGGCGTTAAGAAATGTCGAGATCGTCGGGATCGCGCCTGAGGCGATATAGGCAAAATCACTATCGGACCCCAAAGCAGGAGCGCCGTTCGAACCGCCAGCGAAGATCCCGGCCCTGTGCGTCGTGGTCGACCCTGCCGCGCAAGACCAGACTTGAAACGCATCGACGAGCATTCCGCGCGTCTGGAGCGTGTCGACAAGCTGCTGCGAGCAGGCTATTCCAACGCTCGATCCCGCTAAGAGAACAAGATTAAGTTCTTCTCCCGTCGCGTTGTAGACCCATTTTGCGCCGGATTGAATAATCGTCGAAGCAGACAGGCCGAAATATTGTCCGCGAAGATCGCTCGCGCTCGTACCGCCGTCACCAGCGATAGAAATAACTTGTCCTTGAGCGCCGACATAATTGCGATCCGGATTGTCCGAAGCTGTCGGAGCCGTGTGGACAGTGTTGAACTCTCCCGCGTGACGACCGCCTCTCGCCCCTGAGCCTCCAAAGTTGTGGAGGATGTTAAATCCGACGACTTTCGAACCAATGACGCCGTCCGGACTTCCGATCTGACTGACCTGATCGGCCGGTACGATGTACCCGCCATACCAGTATTTATTCTGCGTACCGGCTCCGGACCCAGCCGGCGTCGTAAGCTGAAGCGCTCCCGCAATCCCGAAGATCTTTTGACCCGCAGCGGCGATGGCACTCGGAAGGGTCGGGGCCAGCCCATTTAGGGCGACAGTCAGGCCGGAGGCATCACCTTGCGTGATCGCGGAGCGCGCAGCCGATGTCGGGATCAGATAGCCGCCGCTCGACGCGATGAGTGTGACGGACGAGCGCGGCAGCGCGTAGGGAGGTGCGAGCAGCAGAACGATCTTCGACGCAGAGGTCGGGGATCCGACGGGCTGGCGCCATGCTGCCGTCGAGGCGGCGGGCGCCACGTTGACGATAGAGCCGAGGCGTCCGCTCGTGCCGTCCCCGATCCAAAGCGTTGAGTCCGTCGCGGAAAACGTGCCGGAAACATCAGCGGCGGACCCGGACGCCTGATAAACCGCAAGGGAGCCGGCAGTCGTAGCGGTCGCGACAAGCCCCGTCACCCGCCCCATATGCGCGACATTATTCGGATCCGCGATGGAACAGGTTCCGTCCCCATTGTCGACAACAAATGTCGAGGCCGGGATATTTGTGCTCGCCGTCAACGCACCGGTATTGCCGGCCCCGGGGACGCCTTGAAGCCCTTGGGCCCCTTGTTCTCCGCGCGGTCCAACCGGCCCTGGCGTGGTCGATACGGGGCCGACCGGACCCGGGATCCCTTGCGGACCGCGCGGTCCGGCCGGAAGCGATATGCCGGGCGCAACGCCTTGAGCGGCTGGGCGGCTGACGACGATGGGACCAATCATCGAATGACGCCTTGATTGACAGTCAGAGGACCGTTCGCGATCGTTCGAGTAATCCCGTCTCCGGTCGCTTGGACCTCGAAGACATAGGGACCCGCTTCAAGGTTTTTTATCACCCCCTTTGAAATGGCGAGAGCGAGAACATTGAGACCCGTTCCACCTGTCGCAATAACACCGGTCGGAACAGAGCCAAAATCGATAGACGAATCATTCGCCGCCGCAAGTTCGATGTTGGTATCGCCCGCCGTCTTACGAACCATCATGATCAAAGTCAGGCCCTGTAGAGAGATCGGGCTCAAAGAGGCGTCTTCATAATCCCATGAATCGGTCCAATCTTCATTGTTGAAGATCATCGCCGGAAACGTAAGGAGAGGTAGGTTCAGGATTTGGGTCACGAGGCTCAAACCGATTTAGACGTACGCGGCGGCCTGCGCGGCGGATCCCGCGGCATTGCCGGGGAAGTAGTTCGTTCCTGCGCCTCCGGTGTTGATCGTCCCGAACAGGTTTTGAAGGTATCTCGGACCGGTCACGGATGAAACCGCACCCGTGAAGGTCGAGCCATTGAGCGTCGTCCAAGATCCACCGGTCGTCGCGAATACGAAGGCTTGAGCGAAGTTCGGCGCTCCTCCGATCGCGAGGCTACTGGTCAAGGTAATGCCCCCACCCGTACCGGCCGAGAACGCAGAACCAAAATTGACGTTGCCGATCTGACAACCGGCTCCTACCGTTACGGTGCCGCCTCCGTTCGCAGCGACGAGAACGTTCGACGTTGCGGCGACCGTCGCTCCAAGAACGACGTAAGTGAGGACGATGGAACCGCCCTGGATCGCCGCGACGTTGCCGGCGGTCGTACCGGTATTGATGACCTGAACACCGCTCAGATTCATCTGAACGCCGCTCGAAGGGCCGATCAGAAATGACCCCGGTGATCCAGATCCCGATATCGTATACGCGCCGATGTTCGAGCCTGTGAGATCGCCCTGGATCGTAAGGTTGGGAACCCCGATAATCGGGCCGGGCGACGCATAGGTGCCGGGCGACAATTGAACGATCAGGCGGAATCCGGCGAAGCTGTATCGTGAAGTGCCGTATTGAACCGCTCGCGCGATGGTCGCGAAGGGCGAAGCCATCGACCCATCGCCCGTCGTATCGTTTCCGGACGGATAGACGTAGACCGTGACGTTCGCAGTTGCAGGCGTAATGGCGTTCGCGGCGATGATCGGGATCAGATCCGACGGGGCGAGACTCGCGAGAACCCATTGTCCCGACAGAAGATCATAGATGAAATGTGCAAATTGACCGCCTTTTAGATCTTTCGCAACGAGAGGCGATCCATCCTTTTTCACGACCGCCCTGGATCCCAGAGCGTTTAGAGAAAAAGTCACCGGACCCGTGTTCGTGTTGGCGACGCGGATGAATACACCGCGATATATCGAGATCGTTGGCGGTGCGGGATCGAGCGAGGCGGTAATGATATTTGCCGTCGTGGACTGGTCGACGGCGAACGGCGCGCTCGCCAGCATAGCCGCGAGGGCCATCCGGAAATTGGCTTTGAAATTTGCCGCACTGTCGTCCGTCGCATCGACGAGGCCATGGTCGACAATGATCTGTCCAAGCGCGCTCGCCGGGACAGTCGCCTGTCTCCACGCCTTCGTCATCAGCCCCGACGGAACGATCCCTTTCTGGATTCCCGTCTGCTGCTGATCGGACCCGTCATAGACGGTATCATCCCAGGCGTTCGCCCCTGTTCCAATGCCGAACGGCAAAATCTTGTTCGTGGACATGCGCCAATTCCGTTCGAAGATCCTGACAGATATAGCCCGACAGCGACGACAGGGTAAACAGAAGCGTATTTACGACTCGATCAGGCTCGATACGAAGGCGGGGGTGTTATCGGCCGCTCCGACATCGGCGCCGGATACGAAGGCATTGTCCATGTCGGCTCCGAACAACGGAGCGCCATCGACGGTCGTCACGAGCGTTCGAACGTCGGCGCCCATCGGCTTGACCGGAAGGATCCCGGCGGTGAGGAGCGCAAGGTCTGCAAGAGTCGGGATTTTACCGGCAAAGGCGACAAGCCACTGCATCGAGAAAGATGCGACCGGGGCACCGGCCGCGCCGCCCGGATACCCTGCTCCGAGATCGGCGCCCGCCGCCGGGTCGTCCGCCGCAAAGAACAGCGGCGGAGACGCATTCCCGCTCTTGTCGTCGATAAAAACGAGAGTTTCCGGATCGTCGAAGTAGGTCCGCATTATCGAGAGCAGCCCTGGAATGGTTCCATCCCAGTTATTGGCGAGAATTTTCGCGTAAAGAAGCTTTCGATAATACGGATCGGGGAGATACGAAGTGCTATACCCAGAATCGAACGGCTGAGAGGCATATCCTTCGTCGGCACCAAGCCCGGCAATGTCGGCCGAGAAATACAAATTCGGAAGTTTTATCGGTACTCCGCGACTCTGACCGATCCATTCCCCCGTTTTATCAAGTTGGTCACCGACTGCGTCATCGATATCAAATAGTTGAGGAAAACTCGCAACAGTGGCCTGCGAATCTGAATACGGTGAAACATTCACCGAGACGGTCGCAAGAAACCGCGCCTTGATGGGCTTGGCCTGCCAAGATGTAATTTTGTCTATGTAAGACTGAACGGAATACGTCATGTCGTATACGAGATTGCCACGCTCGACGGGACGCAGACAGGTGCTTCATTGAACGCGAGAACGACATCTGAAGCAGTCGTCGGGCGTCCGTCTCGCGCGGCGGTAAGCGAGTTTGGAATAATTTCAAATGTGTTTCCCGTCGGGAAATCCGGGAGATCGGCCGGGGCATAAGCACGAGAGAGGAGAATCCCGTTCCCGATGCCAAGACTAGAAGTCCAGTCCGCAAGGCTTTGCTGGATTTGCGTCTCAACGTCCTTCGTATAACCCGTAAGCGGTTTGATCGTCATCGCGTACGAGATCGGGATGATCGTCGGACGAAAGAAGTTTATATTGCGCGATATCCCGACATCATCGGTTATCGAAACGACGGTCGATCCGTATGTCCCGGCAGCGCCTTTTTTCAACGCGATGAGGGTTGCGATCATCGTCGCGTCGCCGCCTTCGACAACGATCGAAATTCCCTTCCCGGGAATCCCGTTCGCATCGGGTGCGTTCGTATCGTTTTGATAGGCACGGATTCGCGTCACGTTCTCGACCGCAAGGAGAGCACCGACGAGGCCTCCGAGAATCGTTCTGGACGGAAGCGCAACCGATGCGGCCTGTCGTCTGCGAAGCTGGCTATCGGTCTCGACCGGCGCACCAACGACAGCGGCCGACGGGTTGATTGCGGATTGCCATCCGTTCTGGATCGTGGCGATCTGCCCACCTCCGTTCGCGGTGTCGACGGCGTTCGCGGCAAGCGCGATCGCGCCGATCGTCGTGCATGTCCCGGTGACGAGAATCTGACCCGAGGTCGGGATCGTGAAATCCGGAAACGCCCACTGATAACCGGCCGGGTCGGTCACGAGACCGCCTTTGACGATCGTGAACGCGCGGCCGACGTGAAGGAAGTCGGCCTTCGAGTAGGTCGGGACCTTACGTCGGATCCCGTTGATCTTCACGACGGAGGAGAGCCCCGCGCCCTGTGCCGAACTCGGAGCATAGGCGTTGTACGTCGCCAGCGCCTCGCCGTTAACATCATCGAGCGCCTGGGCGAGAAGGGCCGTGAACTGCCCGTCCTGGCTATCGTTGCCGAGATAGGTGTCGGCGCCGTAGATCCCTCGATAAGCGGATTGAACGAACGCGAGACACTCTGCGAGCGTCGGCTTCGCCGCTCCGGCGTCGGTGATCCTAAGGACTGGCGTCGAGCCCATGCGCTAGCGTCCAAATTCGACCTTGGTGTTCAAAACCGCCGGAGTCGGCGCACCGCTGGCACTACCGCCCCTTGAATACGCGGTTTTTAGCTCGACGGAAACGCTGTAGTCCCGCGGGCTCGTCGTGTCGAAGAAGCCGGAGTACGTCTTGATCGCATCGACGCCGGGTGTCGTGAGAATCCGGCGCTGAAGGACGGCGTCACGGACGTTCGCCGTATAACGACCAAGGACGTTCTGCTCGTACGGCGTCCCGTCCGAGAGATCGAGATACCACTCGCCCTGCCAGAGATTGAGGCGGCTCTCGACGATCTGGGCAACCGCATCCGGAGAGTTCCGGAGGAATGCCGCCTGATCGCCGCCGAAGACCATGTCTCCGTTCTCGTCGACTTTTCTTACCCTCATCGCGATCTCCTCCCGAGGTACGGGTTCCAATTTACGGCAGGGATCCTGAAACTCTACCGGTTTTAATCCTTACATATATTCTCTCTCTAGAAGAAGAAGATAAGAATATAAATCCAGGAGCGGAATGGTACTTTGTACCAGAGAGTTTCAGGATCCCTGGCGTAAATTGGAACCCGTACCTCACCCCTCCAGGCTCGTGTAATCGTCCGGATCGACCGGATCGTAGCGCTTCGCGGCCGTGAGCGCGTTCAGGGCATCCGACAGAGGCCCTACGGCGCTCGGCTGTACCAGCGACTGCAAAACCCCCTGAAAGCCCGTGGCGGCCCCTTCCTGGCGATTTCCGGCGCTATCGAAGACCGGTGGCACGGCAAGCGCCCCGCCGATCGTCGCGACGGCGGCGATCCGGACGTGATTCGCGGCCGACCAAGCGAGCGCGTCGTTCGATGCCGTAACGATGCCGGAGAGTTGCGCGGCAACCCCATCGACCCAGGCTTGCGCGGTCGTCGGGTCGAGCGTGCCGGCGACGACCTGACCGACGATCTGGGGAAGAACAGTCTGGATCGACCCGAGAAGGCCCGAGGCCGTGAGCGGAGCTGTGACGACCGAGGTCAGTGCCGAAGCCGGCATCGCCTCTCCGGCCATCTGTGCCGTCGCGTCGTGCGCCAGCATGGTAAAGAACCCCGAGCCGTCACCCGTAAGACCCGCGAGCGTGTTCCCGGCCGCCTGGAACGTCGACAGGACGGAACCGAGCCCAGTCGATCCGGTGAGCGATGAGATCAGACCCGAGGCCCCGGGAATGCTACCGAGTTGCGACGCAAGCCCGCCGAGTTGCCCGGATATCGCGTTCGTGATCGCGGCCTGAGGGTTCTGAAGGATCGAGGAGAGATTGCCGTCCGCGATGACCTTCTTCATCAGGTCGCCGACGGCGCCGCCGTCGAGGCGCTTCGTGATCGAGAGCTTCTCCGCAAAGACACTCCCGACCTTCTGGAGCGGGACGCCGCCGATGATCTGAAGCGCTTGCGAAAACGGGATACCGCCTGCCATCGTCTCAACAATTCATCAGGATTTTGCCGGCGACGTTCTGGATCGTCATCCCGTCAACGATCGTCGAGGCACCGTTCTTCTGGAGCCGCGCCGCATCGTCGGTGGCCTGTACGACGGACGTCCCGCGGACGCTCGTCACGCCCTTGTCGCCGACGTCGTGAACCGATTGCTTATCGTCCGTCCGAGTCTGCGTCGAGGCTTTCGATACGCCTTGCAGCTTGCGTGGATCCGAGCGGACGCCGGGGAGGTAGACCGCGTCGGAGATCGCGTGCGACAGGGTATCGGGCGGAGCCTGGACGCCGCCTTGCTGATGCCACGCATCGATCGACGCGTCCGAGACGACGATCCAGCCCTCGTCGCCCTTCTTGTGTGCGTGGGTCGTCGTAACGCCGCCACCGCCGGAATGGTGGATCGGAATATCCGGTAGAACCGGAAGTTGAACGGCCTCGGTTGTCCCATCGGGCTTCCGGACGATCGCCTTGACGAGCGGCTGAAGCCTCACGGTGTGGCCGTCCTCGGAATCCTCGACGACCGAGACGGGGATCGAGGTCCGGCTCTGGGCACGGACCGCATCCTTCATCGTCTCCATGATCTCGTCGGGATCGGAATATCGCTCGCGGATGTCGAATGCGCTCTGATCGGCCAAGATCACCCTCCTGTCGTCGGCGTGTTCGGGAGCGGGACGAGCCGTGAGGCAAGGGCCGGATTCGGGAGCGCGCCGTTCCGTATGCAAACGATCTGGGTCTCGAAGAACGCGCCGCGCGTGTCTCCCGCGTGCTCGACGACATAGACCTTATAGATCCCGTCCGTCGCGAGGCGAGCCGAATCGAGATAGTAATTCTCGACCGCCGAGCCGTATGCCGGCGAGAAGGAAGATTGCTGAATTGATTTCGAATCGATCGACACGGTCGAACCGACGACGATCCGACCGTTCAGTTGCATCCGAGCCTCGACACCCTGGATCGTCTGGACCGGAAGCCCAAGGAGCCCCGTGTCAGCGCGAAGAGGCACCGCACCTCCGGGGAGTGCCTTGCCGTTCTCAAGGACTTGCGCCTTCCCGTTCTGGATCGAGAATGAGGTCTGTGTCGCGCCGCATGTCGCGCGGAGGATATCCTTCGCCATCCCGAACAACGCGATCCCACGCGGGAACTTGGTCTTCGAGAGCGCTTCGGTCGCGACGTAACCCTTCGAGACGCCCATCGTCCCGAGCGCATCGAGACAGGCCTGAACCCGGTCATCGTGCGTGTGACCCTTCGCCAGGGTCTTCGAGACGACAGCGTAGTTCCGAGCGATCCCGGAATCGGTCGCGAGGATGACGAGCGCGGTGTTCGGGTCATCCGGCCGGTCCCGAACGTTCGTCCGAGCCTGGAGGACCTGACCCTTGAAGATCTCCACGACCTCGCCGCCGTATCCAGCCGAAAGCTTTACCTGGACACCGCGCTTCAGGGCCGGTGCCGCGGCCGATTCCGAGACGTTGAAGATATGGATGTTTGCATAGTTCGGCGTCGACGAGTCGCGCTGATGCGTGTCGAATCGGATCCGAAGCCCTGGCCCCTGGCCGCGGCCATCGGCGATATCGTCCGGGATCGTCCCATCATAGGTGAACTTCGTCTCGCCGACCTCGACCTCGACGGAGCGGAGAAAATGCTGACCCATCACGCGGCATCCGGAACGAAGAACAGATGTGCCGTCGCTCCGAAGTCATCGAACCCGGGAACCTCGCCGGTCCCGCGATCGGTCGTCACGATCATCGATCCGGAGAACCCGAGATACCGGTACGGCGCGAACAGGTCATCGCCGGAGACGAGCGGCAATCCCGCGAGGAGGAGATTGAACGACGCGTCGGCGATATCAAGGATCCAGGCGCCATCACGGGCCTTATTGTAGGTGAAGCGGAGATTGTACTCGTTCGCGCCGAGAACGATGTTCATGATCGTCGGCGTCGAGGGCTTGAGCGGGATCTCGAAGATAGTCGCCACGGATCAGGTTCCTCCGAAGGCGCCGGTCGCGAACGGGTTGTATCCCGGAGAAGCGGGCACTGTCGCCCCTGGAAGCGCGTTTCCGGCCGGATCGCTCGCGGTAAGCTCTCCGACTTCCCCGGTTGCAAGCGGAGGAGGAGATACCCCAGACAGAGAGAATCCCGCCGAGCCGCCAAGCGTACCACCGAGCGCGGACCCGGAATTAAGATCCGCAGTCGAAGGCGTCTCTGAGAACGCGCCAGGATTGAAAGCCCCTGCGAACGCCGTCTCGCCAACCTGTGACGTCGAGACGCTTCCCGAGTTCGACACGCCGGCCGTCGCGGAAGGATCGGCCTGATTCGCCGGATCGGATGCCGGTGCGGCAGTCGAGGGATCACTCGCCTTCGCATCCTTGACGATGTTGATGTGGACGCAGTTCGCGACGAACATCAACACGTATTCGGAATGGGGATCCGTGACGACCGAGAGAGCCTGGATCACCATGCCCTCGTAAGGGCGCTTTCCCGTGGACAAGGAAAACGGAGTCTTCGAGGCTTTGAGCTTTAAAAGCTCCTGATATTGCTCCTGAACGTAGCCGACGTATCCGGCCGACGAGTTCGAGAATCCGCCGCGGATCACGACCGACGGCGGGCGGTCGAAGATGTGATCTGTGACAAGCGCGCCGCCTTGGACCGGGTCTGCGGTCACGATCGATTCGTCCTGATGTCCTTCTTCGATCGTGACGTCCGGATAGATCTGGCCGATCGAACGGCCGACCGGCTGGATCAGCGCGATCGCATCCGAGATCGCGTCGAGGGCCGGGCCGACCAGATCCGTTACAGGCATCAATCCCTCCTTACGCGAGCGCGGACTGAGCGTTCGCGAGGCTCATTTGATGAACCCCGCGGAGTGTCGAGTCTATAACACGCGCGTGATCTCCCGGTCGGTCGACGCCGGTCACAGTCGTCTTGTTCTCGATGTGCTGCGTGATCGAGCGATTGTCGGTCGAATTCGTCGATGTCGCGCCGGGGCCGATGCCGGCGGGGGTCGCGGGCTTCGTCATCGCATTCACGTCAATGCCGGACTTCCGATCCTCCATCCCGTTCTTCAGGGCGCGCTTAACCCAATCCGGGGCCGCGGCTGAAGAACCGCCCGCACCCCAGGCTGACGGCGTTCCGCCGCCGACGTGCATCTTCTCCGGACCCATGTAGCCGGGGCCAGCGCCGATTCCGGACGCGCCGTTCTTGACCGCGTTCCGGAGAAACGTCTCCATTATGGCGCGGTCGGATTCGTTGTTCTGGTTCAGGTAGCGCCGCTTCCCGTCCTCGCCCATCGTGTAGAGCCGGAGATCGGCCGCGTTTCCGTGATTGTGGCGCGTGCTGCCGTATTGGTGATCGGGATCCTGGCCGCCCGAGAATGTATCGACGTTAACGCCGGTCTCTTTCGCCGCGGCAACGAGTTGCTTTTGAAGCGCCTCGGTCAGTGCTTGTTTCCGATAGGTCGCACCGGCCTGATTCTGTTCAAGGCCGCCGACGCCATTCGTCGGCGCAATATTTCCGGAGATTTGCTTACCGGCTTCCGGAGTGGCCTTGTCGCTCGGTGGCGCATTCGGATTCCAGTTCAGGCCCTCACCGACGCCGATATCATGAGCCTTGCGCCCGTACCACGCGCCCCAGCCATGTTTTTTCGCCCAATCGAGCGAGAAATCGATTTGCTCTTCGAGATACTTCGGATCGTCGACGGAGTGTCCGGTCTTCTTTTCGTACTCCGTCCCGACACTTCCAGGGCCGCCGCGGTGCATCTGGAATGGGCCAAAACTCGTCGGCTTACCGTTCTTGAAGTCTCCAGGGGTGAGATTCTTATACGTTGACCCGCCGAGGCCCTCGCCGTCCGCGATCCCAACCGCGGTATCTGGGTTGATCCCACGCGCCGCCGCGGCCTTTCGGATATAGGCCTCGACTGCCGGATCGATATCTTTCGAGGTCGTCTTGATCTTCCGACCTCCCGGCGTGCCAGCGCCAGGCGCATCCTGACCACCGAGGGCCTTCGGAAGGTTGCGCTGGAGCCACGTCCGCTTGTCTTCGCCCTCTGCCGCAGACTGCGCCCCGCCCGCACGAAACCCGCCCGGCGCGTCGGGCGCAGCCGTACCGCCGGAGATTGCGTTGAGAGCCTTGATCGTACGATCTGCACTTCCAAGCGGTGTGTTTGTATCGGAAAGGAAATGCAAAAACTTAAGAAGACGTTCAACTCCGTAAACAACTCGCTCAACAGTCTCGGCGAACTTTGTGACGCGCCCAATAAATGCATCCCAACGCTTTATGAATCCTTCGCCATCATCGCCCGTTATCTGCGCAATGAACTTCGCGATCCCCTCCGCGACCGCGATAAGCGCCGTCGATATTTTCGTCAGGATCTTGTCGAGCGCGCCGGGATTTGCCTCGACCCACGCTTGAAAGCGGTCGATGATCGCGGTGATCGCTGGGGCGAGTGAGGCAAGAAGCTTTTCGGCGAGAATCGAGACCGTCGCGCGGAGCTTGCCCATCGCGCGCTCGAAGACGACCGAGTTCTCTGCGGCCTTCGCAGTGTCGAGACCGAACGACTTCAGCAGACCGTCATACTGCGCGCGATACGCTTTAATCGCGTCGGCCTGACGCATGTATTGATTGAAGCTCTCCTCAGAGATCCCGAGTTGCTCGGCGAACTGGTGTCCGATCTCGGGCGGTTGTTTCCGGAGAGCCTCCAGCGTCGCGAGGTACTTGTCGACACCCTGGAGCTTGTCATCGACCCCGAGCTGACGGACAAACTGCCGGAGGCCGGGATTGTTACGGATCTTCGTCGTGAATGAATCGACCGAGGCTTGCGCGGCTTGTGCCGATCCTCCGGTCTGCGAAAACGCGTAGCCGATCGCCTTCAGAGACTGGACCGAGGTCCCGGCGCGCTCGGCCTGATAGTACAGGTTATCGAACGACCCGACGATCTTCGTCATCGCGTAGCCGATCGCCGTCGCGGCGGCGAGGGCGGCGATCGCGAGCTTTTCGAAGCCTTTGATCAGGGCTTCGTTATCGGCCTTGCGCTTCTTGGCGAGTTCGTCCTCTGCCTTCTTGGTCTCTTGGGCCTTCGCCAGAGCTTCACGCGCGAGTTTGAGGTTCGTCTCGCGCGTGAGCTTCGCGATCTCGTCGGCCGTCTTCGCGCCTTCCCAGCGCGCGTCCTCGATCGCCTTCTCGGCGCGGACGACCGCGTCCTCATAGTCCTTGAGGGATCGCTTGAACTCGTTCCCACCCTGGACCTTGAATCCGAGCGAGACGAGATAGGATTTGAGGACGCTGTCAGCCACTCTTCATCGCCGCCCGCAAGCGCCCCTGGTTCTCGTTCGCTGTGGAAATGTAGTCGTTTATCTCCGCGATGTCCTCGATCAAGATCGAGCCGTCCTTAAGCTGGGAGTAGGTATAGAAGCCGAGATCGATCGGCTTCAAATACCACTCCTCTCCGTTCGGCATGTAGACGAAGTCTACCGAAGGGATATCTGAATCGCCCCGTCGGACAAACTCGACAGGGCTTCGCGAAAAAGCGGTTCGAAATTGAACCCCATCACTCGAACCGCAATCGCGAGCATGAGATAGGCGTCATCGCCGATCTCGTCGTACATGAACTCCAGCCGATCGACCGAGGCGAGGATCTTCGGCCATCCGCCATCGCGCTTGACCGTCACGACCGAAAGACACTTCGTCAGAACGTACTCGGTCGCTTCGTCATCAAGCTTCGACAGTCCGGTGATCAATTCGTCGACGAGATCGTCCCTGATTCCATGCTTCGCCGCAGAGATGAGCGGGGCAATTGCAGGCCCCGCTCGCTTCAGAACGTGGACCTGAACGATCCCGCTCATCTTCTTGCACCGGTACGTCTCGCCCCGGATCGTAAACTCATGCTCGAAGTTCAAGGCCGATGCCCTCGATTAGGTCGCCAGCGACCCGTCTCCGAGCACTGTGTCGACGTAGATGAAATTCAGTACCCATTCGAGGATACCGCCATCCTTCGCCTTAGTAAAATCGGGCTGTTTTACAAAAGCGCCGTACTGGCAGACGTGGTCATCGCCCCAGGCCGGATTCGAGACGATGAGTGTGTTCTGACCGGTCCGAGCCGAAGACTCGGACTGAAAATTGTACATGTCGTTGATGCGCTTACGATTCGGCGAGTTCTGAAGAATCCGAATCGTGACGCGACCCGCCTTCGCCGCGTGGAGCGAGTGCATGCCGTCGCCGGATGCACCCGTGACCATCGAGGTCTTGTCATCGATCATCGCGACGGTGATGCCTTCGTCTGCGACACCCTGGTCGGAAAGCGAGAACGATCCGCCAGGACCCTTGATCGTGGCAGAGACGTCCTTGAACGAATAAGCGATAGGTGCGGCCATGTCGGGTTCCTCTGTCTGTTACGGCTTACCGGTCGAGGTAGGCCGACATGTTGATGATATGGACGGCGTCTCCGAGCTTGACGCAGATCTGGAATGGGACCGAGATCCGCGCCGCACGGTCGGCGTCCGAGAGCGTCGCGACGTCCGGAGCATAGATATAGAATCCGGTCGTCAGAGTGTCGCCGGTCTTCAGCGTTCCAACCGGAGGACCAGTCCAGATCCCACCGGCCGTGAACAGGCCGTTGACAACGCCGACCTGACAGGCCGCGGCGATCGTCGTCTTGATCTGAGTCATCCCGTCATTGGTCTGCGGGATCTTGGTCGGGGTCTCGTAGAGGAGATTGTAGCAATCCGTCTGAAGACGGTTCTGGAACCAGTCCATACCGACGCGCTCGTCGATATAGTCGCCGTTCGCCATGATGCCGGGGAACACGATCTGCGTGTTATTCCGAACTTTGACGAAAGCGTTACAATTCTTCGACTTGAGCGCGGAGAACTGGTTCTCGTTGATGTTCTCCGGCGGAACGTTCGGCTCCTGCTTGTAGGCAAGCGTGATCGCCGTGTTCGAACCCTCGTAGTTCACGGTCGCAATGCGACCGAACAGGGAGGCCGCCGCGTAGGCGTTGCCCGAGGAATACTGCGAGAAGGTCCGGGACAGCCCAAGGTCCATGAAGGTCGAAGCGTCGTCGGCGTCGTTCGCGATGTCGAGGACATTCGCGTTCTGAAGCGTCACGCCGAAGATGCGCGACTGCGAGGCGGAGAGGGCCTCGACCATAGAAGCGACCGCGACGAGGTCGGAATCGGTCGGCGGCGTGACCGACGCGGGGATCAGCGCGTACCACGCGTTTGAGATTGCAGCGAGAGCAGCGGCGGCCGACAGGAAGCTCTCCGCGACCTGACCGACGACCGGAGCGCCGGCATCGATCGAGGTAAGGTGAAGGAGCGGGCCGAGGTCGGTCCCGGTCGCCGAGGCCTGGGCGTAGCCGACGTTCGAGGTCGGACCGGTCGTGCCGGAAGCGATTTCGAAGCGGCGATACGAAGCGTTCCAAATGACCGTCGTTCCGGCCGCAACCGCAGCGAGAGCAGTCTGAATCCGGGACGCGACGCCGTTATTGTTCAGCGCGGTCGTCAGATCGATCCCGGTCACGGTCTGAACCGTGCCGTCGATCTGGATCTTCAGTGATCCGTTCGCGATCGTGTTGAAGTTCGATACGAGCGACTGCGTCGGCGACAGGGTCGCGCCACGGATATGACCGTGCGTCGGGTTCTGAGCCCAGCGACCGATATAGAGATCGTTCGGCTGCGGATCCTGCGAGAAGTAGGTCGTCGCGGCGATCACCTCGGGCGATCCGACCGGGAAGTCGAGCTGCACGCCTTCGAGCGAGGAATAGTACCGGAGGCGCTCGTTCGTATCGATGATCCCCGGGGTCGAGCCGAGGATCGCGGCGACGCCGAAGTTTCGATAGAGCGCCGCGGATGGGCTCAGGGTGACAGAAGTCCGGACGAAATCCGAGACGTTGAGGCCGGTATTCGGTAGCATTTCCCTTCGCCGGCCGACCGGCGCCCCTGGTGAGTGATTACGTTTACGTTACGGGCCGTTGCCGGTCGAGAGAGTTGCT